CCCATCCTTTTTCCCCATCCCATCCCCACCAAATATTCAACCTTAAAATTTACCACAATTCATCTCACAGCCTTGCAATTACAGTAGAAATATGATATATTATTTATGCCCATTAAAACAATTCTAATCACTTCAATTATCACAAACAAATCCAAACAAATCCAAACAAATCCAATAAGGCCCAAATTATGTCCCACCCTGTTTCAACTCACTCACCAGACAACCAACTAAATGAGATGGAAGTCGTGGCTCATATAATTAAAGCAGGCTCACACAATGCAGTAAAAAATTTTATTCGGGTACTCCCGAAGTTATTCAAACTCAGGTTTAATGTTGAACTGATTACCTGGTATGACAGTTTCCTGTCTATGCCGGTATCACAGCGGTGTGACCGCAAACCGTTGACCAGGGAGCAATGGGATTACATTGCAATAATAGAGGACAATGTATTTTTGTACGCTAAACAAGAGCAAAAATAAAGTAAAACGAGAAGGGCAATAATAAGGGCAATAATGATAATAATAAATTCCGGCAATCAGGTGGAAATTCCAGTCAACGTTGCAACCTGTCCTGTGTGTGGGGGGCAATTGGCAGTTGAGATTACACAAGAAGATAATTCAACTGGTTACTATGTGGACTGTCTCGAAACACAAGCTGTTAATCCCACACGTAAACACTACAGATGTATCACCTCCAGGGAATTGAGCGAAGTGCAGCCGGTTATTTTACAGTGGCTCGATGAGCATGTGACTATTGTTGCTGATGTTGACCATAATACTTCATACCATTATTGCGGAGTTTGTGGTAATGAGTTACAATTAGTAAGACCGGGTAAGTACCAGTGTGTTCATTGTGAGTAATCTTGACTTAAGGCTCAGATAATGACTATACAATACATTACCCCTAAAAAAGATTGCTTCTGGTGTGAAGGTAGGAGCCTGTTATTTCAGTTTTCCCAACCAACTTCATACGCCGGAGTAGCAGCGGGGGATAACCCTGTCACTACTTATACTTCTTACTGCTGGTGTGTAGAGGAGCAGATTGGGAAAGACACTACGAAAGTAATACTCACTACAAAACACACCACAAAACCCACTCTCGAAGAACCGGACATATCTTTTTTATGATAAAAACATAGCTAAGGAAAAATTTTGTGGATGATAATCTCTTTTATAAACTCAGGGAACTTACTACCAAAGATGGCCCGTTCATTGAGTACACTCAATCAGAACCAATACTCGCCAAAGTCCTGCACTGGATTGGCAACGACACCACGAAATTAAGGGACATTTTGAATTACACGTTTGAGAGGGGGGAGCGCAGGGGGCTTGAGCAGGTGCAATCACAACTCCAGGCCTTGCTCACTACCATTAAGCATCGGGAGATTGGTTTGTGGCAGACAACTTTGTTGGGCCGGGATATAAATGATAAAGCCACCAACCCAGCAGATTTTATTGAGACAAGATAAGGACTAAAGGTATTCACTATAATGAAAATATTGGTAGCCTGTGAATTTAGCGGGGTTGTAAGGGAAGCGTTTGCCGGTCAGGGACATAACGCATGGTCATGTGATTTGGAACCGTCTGAAATACCGGGGCAACATTACCAGGGAGATGTGCGGGATATATTGAATGATGGGTGGGATTTGATAATTGCTCACCCCCCATGTACTTATCTGGCTGTAATTGGAAGAAGGTGGTTTAAGCACCGGCAGGTTGAGCAGGCGCAGGCATTGGAATTTGTCAGGTTACTTCTGGATGCCCCGATTTACCGGATTGCCCTGGAGAACCCCGTTAGTGTAATTTCCACCCGTATCAGAAAGCCCGACCAGATAATCCAGCCGTGGCAATTCGGCCACGGTGAGAGAAAGGCTACCTGTTTGTGGTTAAAGAACCTACCAAAATTGATACCTACTAATATTGTGGAAGGCAGAGTTAACAGAATACACATGATGTCGCCTTCCAGGAACAGGTCTAGGGAACGCTCCCGCACATTTCAGGGTATTGCAGATGCAATGGCTATGCAATGGGGTGGGCTGGATGTGTATTAAACAGGAAGGGGAATAATTAAATGTCCATTCAACGGGTAATCGGGGTAGCAATGACCAATCAGACTGCACCCATCTGGAATGTTATAGAAGAATTTAAGGCGCTCAGGCAGGAAGTTGAGCAAGCTGATTGGCCGGTGGAACTTGTCCTGGGGGAGAGTGATGGTATTACTGAAACACCCCCCTGGTTAATTGACCATAAACAGGCAAACCTGCATAAGTTGGATTATTACATTTCTACCCTGGAAGATGCAGAACAATTTTATTTGCAAGTATTAAAGGGTTTACCGTAATGGACACACTGGATAAGCAAATAATTGCAGTATTGTTGATGGTTCTGGCGGTGTTGCTAATGGCAATGGCCCCAATTTCTTTCCCATCCCCTCGTCAAACCCTGATAGTGATGGGAATTGCTTTTGCCATAGGTGGTTTGGCATCCCTGATATTTATGGAGTTGACCCGATGAAAGTAAGTTTTGATTTACCCCAACCGGCCCTTGACAGGTTAGACCGCCTTGTTTTCTCTGTTAAGCAGCGTAGTTTTAACCCAGAGGATTTTCCGTACCGTAACCGGGCGGAGTTCTTACGGGATGCTGTGTTACGCAGGTTAGCGGAATTTAATTATATCAAAACACCTTTAATTATTGCGGCTATAGAAAATGAGAGTTTATCCGATGAGTAAACAAGAAATTTTTTATAAATGTGTTGAACGGTGTTTGCAAATGGGGTATGATTTTACTTTAGGGTGTCAGGATGTAGCTGACCCTGATGACACAGAAACTAATTTTGGGCTGAAATTGTCTGTGGGTGGTTATGCGTATTCTTCTGGTGGTAATGTTTGGCACTATCCTGGTCTAAATGAACTTGTTGCAGATTTCGTGTCTCTGATTAGAACACTTGAGGAAAGTAATGAATAGTATAAATTCCGGTTGGGTTGTTACACTTCGTAATACTCTGGCAAATATTCGGGAAGTGGAAGAACATGGTACATATACAATTACCCACACTATTCAGGCCATCTTTGAAGTCCTGGGGATGTTATCTTTACCCGCTTTGCCTGCTACTTTGGTGGCTGTGGCGGCTTATAATGTGGCTCATCAGGTTTTTCCTAACCTGACCTGGGTAATTGTGTTTGTAGCCGGGTTGATTGGGTTGGGGATGGAAGCCCTGGGTATGTTTTCCAGTAAAACAGTGGTGGGATTATGGCAGGCTCACAAACTTAAGCTGGCGGATAGAGACGAACTTGGAATTGCTGTTGTGGTAATGATAACTTATATCGTGGTTGTAGGAGTAATGGTATACTACGAAGATGCTTTTTCTGGGATTGTTCGGGCAATTGCAGTAGCTACTCCTCTGTTTTCTGTTGGGTTTTATATGATGGTGGGGTTGGGAAATTCCCTCAGAGACAGGCAGCTTCAACATCGCCGGGTATTGGAAGCGGAATGGCACTCAAAAGAACAACAGCGGTTAGCGGAGATTGATGCCTATGCCCGGCGGTTGGAATGGGAAAGAGAAGAAAAAGTTAAGGAACAGGATTTGAAGCGGGAACAAAAGATGTTGAGTTATCGTAAGAAGTTGGAAGATGCCGGGGGGCCGAAGGTTAGTAAAATGGAACGGCATAAACTTCTTAAAGAGATGTTGCAAAAGCATGTGCATATTTCTCCAACGGAATTGGCAAATCGTTGGAATGTATCTGCTGAAACTATCAGGTTAGATGTGTTGGAGATAACAAATGGAACACGATGATAATGAATTTGATTATGCAGATTTGCCGGAAGTGTGGCCGGTAGAGTTAATTCGGGGAACGTCTACACTGTCTGATGATGTGGTATATACTTTAATGGTACGTGTACCTGTTACAGATTACAATCAATTTCCCAAGACGATTGCAGGTTCTTTTGCAATGGCCTCAAACTTGCTGGATTGTATAGATATATTTCTTGCCACATTATTTGAGGATTTAGATACGAGGGAGTGATTTATTATGCTGACAATTGTAACTTTTACAAGTGTTTTGGCAGCGTGGCTAAGTGTTTTTGCTTGGCTTGGTTGTATTGCAGTGTGTTTGATTTTATTCCAGAAATTTGCCGCTATTTTGAAAACTGTTTTGTTGGATGTAATTCAATTATATGCAGGGTGGGCACAAGCTAAATTGGATATGCAGCACAAACAGTTGAAATTAACAGTTTTGCAGGGTGAGGCTCGTTTAATACTGCGTGACCAAAGACGACAATTAAATAAACAGTTGTTGGCAGAAATAGAAACAAGTTAATTATGAACTTACTGAACCTGGTTAAAAAGAAAAAATCGTTGCCAGTGTCATCAACGTCTCTAATGCAAACCAGACTACAAACCCTGGATGACATCGCCTTGAGACAATTCATTTTAACGGAGCAGGCCAAAAAATATTCACAAATGGTGGCGCTAGTATTGTCCCAGGCTAGGATTGGGGCTAAAGTAGCTCATTGGTATTCTGCTCCCCGCTACATTGGCATTGGGGTGCGGTTAAAAAATTCTCAGGATTATTCTAATGCCATTAAACAAGCCGCCCCAATTGGGTATGCTGCCGGATTGGGGGATGGTTCCCCGGAACCCCCTATTATTCCCGTACCTTTGGGTCATTATTTGTATTACCAATTTCAAATTCCCCGTAAAGTGGAAGTTGGTGATAGAATATTAAGTCTGTGGGAAGAAATATCCTTTGATAATTCAAATCTTTTCGGGGCAGATATAGGGGTAGGGGCGCAAGGAATTAAAGTGAAGTTTGATTTTGATGATGCTCCTCATGCTTTAGTAGCGGGGATGACTGACAGTGGTAAATCCGAGTTGGTGCGAACTATTTTATGTGCGCTTGCTCGTACTTATACCCCGGATGATTTAGGAATAATTATTGTAGACCCTAAACGGGATTATGAGGATTTTATATATCAGGAACACCAGATTACCCACCTTTGCCACACTACACATGATATTGCCAGAGCGTTTTATTACACTAATGAAGTGCTTGAACAGCGCATCGGTAAAAATTTACGGGATGAACGCCGAATTTTGCTGGTAATTGATGAAGCAGACCGGCAAAATATCCTGGGCAACCAGGAAAATTTACTGCGGGTGTTGAATATTAGCAACCAGGGCCGGGCATTTAAGGTAAATTTGTTGGTAGCTACCCATAAACCTGATGCTGCCAGCTTGGGTGCGGTGAAAGATGAACTGGATAACAGGTTTTTAGGCAAGCAAGCTACTGCCGCAGTATCAGGACAGTTGGGGGCGGGGCTTAATTTGCATCGGTTGACCAGTAGAGGGGATTTTATTCACATTACCAGAGGTAGAAGTTTCCGTTTTTTAGCTGCTTTAGCCCCTAGAACCTACACAGCTACCTTAAATAAGGCTACTAAGCTACTAACCTTACCTGATTTACCGGGTGTTGGCCCTGTTACTATTCCCAAAACATCCCCCCACCGGCCTAGAATAGAGCCTGATGTGCGGGGATTAGCCTGGTATCACTATAATGGCCCGGAAAGTATCTCTGCAAAGATGGCAGAGGAGTATTTAGAGTACAAGGAAACTGCTCATAAGCGCACGCAACAGGCAGCTATAAAGTTTCAACAGTATTTAGACGAGTTAAGACAAAATGATGGGATGTATTTAGACAAATTTATGGAGAATAATGATGTTTGAACAATTAAACCCTTTGCAATCTATTCCGGCGGACGTTTTTAATATGTATCCGGGGCTGGAACTGTACCCGGCAGAGCCTACCCAACACGGCCAGTTCCACCTAACGGATGTTCGGCCCACTTTCGGGGCTGGATTTGAGGGGCAACGTCTGAAAGTTTTGGTAGTTGATGAGAACGGGTTCCCTATTCCCAATATTAAGGTTGCATGGTCATTTAGCACGGCAGATGTGTTGTTTGTGGATGGTTCTTTTCAGTGGTTTCCCCCGTTTCCTCGTCGGGCAGTAGTTACTCACACTTCCGGGGGTGGTGAAACAGACCTTGTGTTAGGAGCAGAGGGTATTATTAAACAGGGGGAGCAGGGTGGAGTGAGTGTATTTGTGTTTGAACCCAATTATTCCAGTGTAGTCATTCGGGGTGCGGGCATGACTAAGGAACATGGGGGGTTGCACTTCACTTTTCAGTTACGCAGGCGGGGGGTAATGCCGCTTGGGGAGCGATTAGCTGTAATTGAAGCCAGATTACGGGCCGTTGAGCAGCGAAACAAAAGTTGAGGATGTGATGAATGTGTGGTCGATGTTGTTTTGTATGTTTTTAGTGTTTACGGGGATGTTGATTTGGATTGGTTACTTAGCTGCTGCCGGTAATTTGATTGCTATATTCACTTTGGCGGTAATTGCTACCTTGACTATTTTTATCACTTTCAAATCTATGGATATTGTGTACGATACTTTACGAGACAGGGCAGAACAGAAGCGATTTGCAGCTAACATGCAGGAGAACATGGCTAATCTGGATAAGGCATTTACCATACAAAACAAGGCTCTGACCGGGATGCAACGGGCAACTAAATCCCTTGATGTGGGTGGAGTTGAACTTGAACCTGAGATGTTTAAGGTATTAGACAGTGGGTTAGATTAAAACTGCATTAAAGCCGTTCAGGAAGATTGACATAAAAGACCTTATATGGTATATTACTATAGGGTCTTTTTATTTATGGTTAAAGAACAAGTAATATCATTGCTTACACAATATAATGGCAACGTTGATGTGGTGGCAACAGAGCTAGGCATTTCTAAGAGTTATGTCAATCGGGTTAAAAAAACTGATTGGCAACCTCAATCGCCTACCCAAGCGATTATCTCCGAAGTTTCCTCAGATGCCTCGAATGTTATCATATCAACCGATGACCTACGCACGCTTGTCCCCACCAACGTTGCCGGTATTGCCAATTTGCGGGATGATATTATTATACAAATCAAATCAAAGTTACCTGATGCGGCTTTGAAGGATTTGATTAAGGTTTTAGAAGTCCTGTTAAATTACGAAAATTCCATTAAACAACTATTGCGACCTGCTTTGCTGGTAGATAACCGTACCCAAAATAATATAACCATAAATAAGCTGGTGGATAGATTAGCAGATTTGGATAAACAACAGTTGGTGGAATTGGCGGATTTTCCATCGGGGGTACGCAATGGCACAATTGACTATGCAGGTATACTAGGAGAATAAGATGGTAACAAGCCGAGATTGGATTATTGAAAGCGCCTTAACTGAACTTGTTGGTGCAAATGAAACCGTAGCTCAAAATGAATATGGTGCAGGTACAGCTATTCCGGTATCTATATCTGCTGCGGGGGGCATTATCAAGTCTTTGATTTTATCACAGGTTGAACTTGATGCCGGAGCTATTTTGAGTGTTGCCGGGGTACTGGTATTTTTCACGGCAGACCCGATATGTGCTGTAGGCGATACGGCTTTGACTTCTACTGCCTGGGGTAGGGCCGTGGGTACAGTAACTGTAGCTGCGGGGGATTGGGTTACGGATGCTAATGGTGGGGTGGCGCTTAAATCAGGACTGGATATTCCATTTCCCCGGTTAGCTAACTTGTGGTGTGTGTTCAAACTTACGTCTGCGACCAGCATCAACAGTGGTGCAACGGATGACGAAGTTTTAAGTATTAAAGTTTATTATGAGAATATGCGAAATCAATAATATAGGAGTGTAATATGAGTGTGAAACCTGGATGGAAAACTACAGAATTTTGGTTGACTGTAGCATTTCAAATGTTGCCGCTGATGGTAATTTTTGGGGCGCTGTCACAGGATGAAGTAGAAAGTTTATCAGTAGCCATTACGGAAGCGGTGAAGGCAATTACAGCGTTGATAATTGCTGCGGCTCCCTTATGGAAATATATTGAAGGGCGTACTGCCCTGAAATTTGGGGGTTAAATATTGATTACTTTTGCTTATGCAAAAGACTTCATTTGTAAATGAAGTTAATTGGAGGGGAAAATGAGTTCTGTAAGAGATAGATGGAAAAGCCCGGCATGGGCATATCAAGCCAAAGCGGATGCAATTTATGATTTGTTAGGTGGGGTTACGCTGACCCCCAGTACTGGGGCGTTGGATTTGCCTAGCACGTTAGATGTGACCGGAGCTACTACGTTGGACAGCACTTTGACTGTGGCCGGTGCTGCCACGTTTAACGGCAATCTTACCCACGGTAATGCGGTCACTGATGTGCTTATCTTAAATGGACGAGTGGCTACTGGTAGTGCTGCTGGGGCAGCCCTTGCTATTGGGGCTACTTACACTTATGGAGAAGCAATAGAATTACGGCAAACAATATCTGATTGGACGGGTGTAGGTAGTTCCTTCAAGGGATTATATTTTCGTACGGAAGCTACTGCTGATGGTGCAACCCACACCCTGATGGGGGCAGAGATTTATGCTGTGCAAAATGCGGTAGGTGTAGTAGACAGTAAGGGTATTCTTGTTTACAATTATGTAAAGGGTGATACCGCTGAAACCATTACTACTGCCTATGCTGTGCAAGCAGAGTTTACTATGGACGCTAGCCGGGCCACTGACTTGACCGCTACGGAAGTTACTCCGTTGTTATGTAAAGTCACTGGTGGCAAGATGGCCGATTACACCGCAGTCAGTGGTGTGATTATCCGGTTGGGTGATATGGATGGTGGCAGCCGCACGTATGGTGATGGTATTAAAATGGTAGATGATGCTAATATGTCCGGTACTTCCGTACTTACCAACGTGTTGTATACTGATATGGCAGCTACGGCATTGGTTAAAGTTAGCGCCAGTGGCAAGGGTGCTGTTACGGTGGGAACGTTTACTAACAACGTAGTTGGAGCTAACCCCAGTGCCTATATTCGTATTGATGTCGGGGCTACCCCGTACTATGTTCCGGCTTATGCTACTCAACCTGCGTAACAATAATTGAACTGATGTATTCAAAAAAAGAAGCTGAAAAGTATAAACAATGGGGGGCTTTGAAACCCCCCACTAATTTAAGGGGGCAAGTGATGTACTCTAAAGATGACGCTCAGAAATACAAAGAATGGGAAATTCAGGAACGACAGGAACGGCAGCAGGAAGCAGCCGAAAAGATTAAAGAGTTGATGGAGCAATATAATGTAAAATTCAAAATCTTAGCTGTGTCCCCCAGTGGTGTACCTGTTGCTGTTGAGGAAGCTATGTTCCCTAATTGGCAAGCGGTAGTTAACCTGGTAGCGGCATAGCTCTTAGGAGACTATTGTGGCAACTAGCGACCACGGACGATTACTATTAGATTTGGCAGACGACCCGGAAACAATAGACCCGCAAGTTCTTCCCAGGGTTATTCTTGCCGTGGTAAAGGAAAGTTACAAAGATTTGAAGTGTATTCAAGACCAGTTAAATAACATTGATAATCGGGTAAAAGAGTTAGAAAAAATTCGGGTTGAAAACCCCTCAATTATCTGGTTGCTACGACACAGGCCCAGGGAGACTGTGCCGGTAATTGTGGGTATATTTACATTAGTGGGGTTGTTATACCACAGTATTCCTTTTGATGTGTTATTACGGTACATTGGATTATAATTTGAATACTGATAATAGTCTCCCCGAATTTACAAAAGAAGAAAAATCTCTGGTTAAACAAGCAGCTAGAATTGCATTAGCCCGTACAGACTTACTTGCTTACAATATGCAAATTGATGTGGGATATGAAGATGCGCCTCACATCAAATTACTGACTGGGAAACTAGAGGCAATAGAACGGGGAGATATTAAAAAGTTAATTGTAGTGCTTCCTTTCAGGCACTCAAAATCTGAAACGGTTTCCGGCAAGTTTCCGGGATGGTGTTTAGGACGTGACCCTGGTAGAACATTTATTATCGTAGGTCACAATGCTACTCTGGCCGGGACATTCTCTACTCAAAACAGGGACACTATTGCTGACAACCCAAAGTATCGAGAAATTTTTCCTGATGTTGTGATAAATCCAAAACGGCGTGGGGCTGAAATTTGGGCAGTAAATAATAACAGAGAAAATGTAGTGGCTACGGGGATGCAGGGTGGTATCGTAGGTTTCGGAGCATGGTGCTTAATTATAGATGACCCTTTCCGAACCGCTGAACACGCTGCATCCCCCACCTATAGGGATAAAGTTTATCAAGAGTATAAGATGGCGGCTCGCTCTCGTCTTGTCCCCAATGGCCGTATCATTATTGTGTGTACCCGTTGGCACGAAGATGATTTGATTGGGCGTATTTTAAGTTCCCCGGAAGCTGATGAATGGGAAGTAGTGCATTTACCAGCATTGAGTTACGGGGTAGAAGATGATTATAGATTTGAGGGGCAAACCGAGGAAGAATATAATCAGGCAGTTGAAACTATCCCCAAGACAGCATTTCCTGACCCGTTAGGTAGACCGAAAGGTGAAGCTCTTTGGCCTACTCATTATACGAAAGCCTTTTTACTGCAAACTAAACTGGTATTACAGCACGATTTTGAATGTGCTTATCAGGGTAATCCTACCACTATTCAGGGGGTACAGTTTCAGCGGCAGTGGTTCAGGGGGGTTACGGCAAATATATTACAGGAATTGCGAGTGAAGCCATTGGTCAGAGCCAGGTCTTATGACCTTGCCTGGTCTGCGGAACGTAATGCAGATTACACGGTGGGCTTACGTGGTAGCATTTATGTTCCCGATAAAGAAGCATTAAAGCAGTTTAATGCGAAGTTACTTGAACTTGGGGCATCCAGCGGAATAATGCAGCCGGTACTTATTGTGATTGAAGATGTTGTCAGATGGAAAAAAGAATGGAATGATAGCTCCACCGATATAGAACGATTAGCTATAACAGATGGGGTGGGGTATGATATGATAGTAGAGGCAGTAGCCTCACAAAATTTAGGCTTTAAGTCTCTGCGAAGTTCGCCCAGATTACAGGGTCATACCCTGCATAAAGTTGCACCTGATACTGATAAGGAATTGCGAAGTAAGTATACCTTGAAACTTGCCAGTCTTGGGTGTGTTGTGTTGTTGCAAGATGCTGATGGTGGGGAAGCACAATGGCGTAAGGATTTCTTGGATGAAGTTTGTGGTTTTCCGTATGCAGTTAAAGATGACCAGTTCGATGCTTTAACCCAGTTTATAAATTATTATCAACCTGTGATTGATAGGGTGTTATTAAATATCACTGATGTAAAGTGGTCAACACCTTTTATGGAAGTGTCAGGAAATCTACAATCTGCACGTGCAAAATTGCCCGGCGTTTTTCAGGAAGTTCCTACCGGGGAACCTAGAGTAGATGGTTTAGGGTGGAGATTTTAATGGTTCCAATAAAAGATATTCAGGATTTTGAAGCTAGAAAAAATCGTTACCAGGCTCAGTTTAAGGAACGAGATGAGTTAGTGCGTCTTTGCCGGGAAATGTATGAGATGCGAAAAAATATTAAGTCCGGGTACTTGGGGGCAGACGCTAATAAGTGGCGTAGTAAGGTTCCGGCAGAGTATTGGGAAAGTTCTAACCGCCCATTTAACGTAGTAAATGTGATGACTGCAATTTTAAGCGGTCATGAACCCCAATATAAAGCTACTGTACCAGGACTATCCGATAGCACGGCAGCCCCAAGAGCAGAAAAATTTTTATCAGGGGCCTGGTTTGTGAACTCCCGTAAACAAGGCTTACAAATTTATAAAGACCTGGTAATGCGGGCAATCTTAGATGGGGCGGTAGGTGTGCGGGTGTGGTGGGATACCGAAGCCGAACCACGAAATACTATTACCGTTGACCATCCCGATATGCCGGAAGAACAGGCGGTAGTATGGCAATACGATGCCTTGAATTTCCCTATCATTATTGAGACTGTTAAATTAGATAAACTTTATTATGGGGGCCGGTCTGTTCACGGGCAATTTTCTGAGTTATTACACATTGAAAAACGAAGTGCCGCTGATGTGGAAGCGGAGTGGGATGGAATTGATGGGGCTAATCTTGATATGATTAACGAGATTGATGCCAAAGATAGAAATATAAATGTGTATGAATACTCTGAATACTGGTCATCCCATAAAGATAAAATTTATTATGCCGTTATTTTTAACAGTAAATTTATTATAAAACCCAAAGAAATCAATTATCCTCGCATACCTTATATTATTGCTCCCTTTATGCAGTATGACCGGGATGACCCTAATCATCAATTTCTTCCCTTCTTGTTTGGTATTTTATGGCCGGTGATGAAAGAGGAATATGTTGCCAGTCGGTCATTCCGTATTCTGGATTTGTTTGCAAATATGCCCCCGGTATTCCGAGGCAACCGGCCAATATCCCTTGAAGGTACGTGGGGAAAGGGGTTAAATTTACAGCCTGATGAAAAACTAGAATTTATCAGTTGGCCGGGTAGTCCCCCGGATGTGTACCGGCTGATTGAAGATTTACGCAACAAACAATCACAAGGCACTTTTAGTGAGGCAATGTTTGGGCAAGTGTCCAGTCGGTTGTCAGGATACGGATTATCACAACTTATCGGGACTGACACCCTCAGAACGGATTTACCTCGTGCTGACATTGAGTTAGCCTTATGTGCTGTAGCGGATTTGATTTTTGCTTTAATGCGTCAGTTTGCGCCGGGGGTATTTCTATCCCTTACGGTGGATACTAAAGCCAATAGTTTTTCTGCTATGCTTAATGGGGAAGAAACGGAACAGTTGATGGTGTCTACGTTTATTAAGCCCAAACAAACTTCCGATGAAGTTAGAATGGCCTCATTGGGGGCACAACTTGCCAGCCTACCTAATCCCCCCGTATCTACAATGTATATACTAGAACATTATTTTGGTATCAATCAACCAGAGGAAGAAATACAACGTAAGTTGTCCGAAGATGCAATGAAAGACCCGCTTATTCGCTTGATGGCGTTAGCGGAAGTCTTATCTGAAATGGGTAGTCCTTATGCCCAAGTTATTCAACAGCAATTAGAGCAGGCTATTCAAAAAGCTGGTGGTGGTCAGCAAGAGCAGCAAGGGCCACCTAGTATGGATACACTGGGGTTGGGGATGCCACAAGCTACTATGGGTAATCCCCCGGTAATTCCACCTTCCGGCAATCCAAGTGAAGAAGTTGGCCCTACCTTGAATACTATGATGATGGGTGGGCCGATGGGAGAGATGTAACATGCCTTTACCTGAAAGACGTCCTGGTCAAAGACCTATACGACCACCCGCACCTGCGGGGGAACGTAAGCCTAAACCCCCCCTATCTCCGCAACGTCCTGATGTAGATACAGGGGGTATTGCTCGTGATAGGCTGAAAGCTAAATTGGGTAATGTACGTTCTGGTGGGTTGGTCAGTAATTTGTTGAACGTGCAACCTGATAAAGAGCAACCTAAACAATTCACATCTTTACCTCAACAGCGAGGCAGGGATGTTAGTGGGGATGTACCTTTTAGGGATGTAGTAAAAGCTTTAATGCCCCCACAAACCCCGGCAACGGCACAAATTCCTGGTACATTATCATACACACCGGGAAAGCCTACTGTACCTAATGCCGGGCGAATGTCGTATGGCCCGCCACCGGGTACACCCAGGCCAGCTTACGGCTCGTTTCAACCTGCTCCGGGAGTGCGTACACCTGAGTATACCCCTACAATGGGAATAGGTTTTCCGGGATATGTGCCGCCCACACTTCCGCAAGGGCCTTCATTTGAACAGGGTGATACTCCTCCCAGGGGGATAGGGTTTCCCGGAGTGTTGTCTCATGACCGTGTCCCCAGAATGATGCCGCCTACAGCGGAACAGATGATTACACCCGAACCTAAGTTTCCTATGGGGTATGACTTAAATCCTTTCGGGCCGCAGGCATCTCAAGGTTCCCCCACTATTGAAGATAGGCCGCGGATACAACGGGAGGTGCAAGGATTACAACCCGGAGAAAGTGTTCCACGAACCCGACAACAGTTATTAGATGTTGAAGCACAACGTTTAACGGAAATAGCCAGAGCAAGAGGTATTGAACCTACTTATGCTAATTTGTTGGCAATAAAAGAACGTGACGCCCAGAAGTATTTAGAGGATAGAATGTTTGGTGCTACTCAAGCTGGTGGCCCCACAATGTTAAATGTTGTTCCCGGCACACTACCTGAAATTCCCCCGGCAGGTGATGTTCCCGTAGGTGAATTTTACGGCGGCGGTGGCGGTTATGGTGGGTATGGCGGCTACGGTGGTTATGGTGGTGGGTATGGTGGTGGATACAGTAGTGGTAGACAAGTTCCGCCGTGGTGGTGGGCTAGTATGGGAAGGGGGATATAAGTATGCCTGGTGTGATTGATGGTGAAGTATATTACGGTGGTGGTGGTACAAGTATAAAAAATGCACAAGCCAAGCGCCAATTAGGTGTGTATGATTGGTTCCAAGGTGCGTTGCTAGAAGGAAATACTGAAAATGCATTGCGGGCTGTTAAACATATGGATAGCCGATTTGCCCCCGTAGCGGAACGTATGGCGTATGAATATGGGAATTTGGGGGGCATTACCCCGGAAACCAGAGCGCAACTCCAATCTTTTACTCAGCCTAAAGCATCTGGTAGAGAAGATGCGACAGCTCAAAAGAATTTTATTTTGTACCCCGAATTAACTAAAAGGTTAAAGACATTAGGAGAAGGTATTCCCACTGTTACCGGGGGTGATGGAAGTAGACAAGTACAACTTTATGGTAAGCCTGGGGATATGAGTGTCAGTGATTTTATGCGGTATCAAGCATTTAATCAAGCACTTCAATATGTAGACCCCAGTACAAAAGCTTCTACTCAACAGTACCTTGCCAGAGAAAATCCGTTTCTATTTCGTGGTTATGCAAACGTAGCTTCTGCAACCCCCGAACAAGTGCAAGAATTTAGTCCAGAACAACAAAGGGAAAGATTAACTAGGGCAGCGGAAGGGTTAGATTACAGCAAATTATATGCTAATTTACCTGCTACAGCACAACAACAGGTAGGTGCATCCGGTCAGGGAGAGGGCCAATCAGCCGCCCGATGGTTACAGGATTACCTTAAAACTGCTGCTGCCGGAATAGGTGGAACCAGAGCGCAGAAACAATTTAGTGCGGAGCGTTTAAGCACATTAGATAAAGAGGCGGCAGGTAAGGGAGAGTTGTCAAACTGGGCTACACTGGCTCAAAATCTGGTGAACCCGGTGCAGCAGCGTAGAATGGGTTCCGAATTAGTGGGACAGGGTAGGGCGGTTAATCAACCATTTGGGGCGCAATATAATCGGGCAGGGTTCTTACGTAATGTGGGGGCGACCTAATGTTGGATGCAATGAAATCGGGATATGTGACAGCCTTAAAGAAATTGAAAAATCCGTATAAGGATGTATTAAAATCAAGGCAACCAGCGAAATTAAGTTCTTCACAAGTGCCGCAAATGCCTACTATCGCATTACCCGACAGGACAAATTATGCCAATATCGGACGGTAAACGCCAATTGGTCAGGCGCAACCTGAAACTGCCTGTACCACCCCCACCAAAACAACCTGCACCCCAATCACCCCCATCCAGACCGGGGCCACTTGAACCAGTGAACAGGTCAGCTTTACGTAATAATATGCGCCAAGCTGCTTTACGAGATATGGATGTTCAAAGACAACAGACCAGACCTGCGCCTGCGCCTGCACCTGCACCTGCTCGCCAATCAAGTATACGGGGGAATGTTCCGGGACAGCGACAGTTACCAATTGCTCCTCAAGTTGAAGCTCCTCAGAAATCTTTACCACCCATTTCACAAGGTACTACCAGAAACATGATGGATTTTTCTGGTAATATTGTACCAGTGACTACACCTGCAAAACCATTAGGCCAACAGCTTGCCCCACAATCGGAAATTAAAGTTAGGGGTAGAGATTTGGGTAGATTACAACAATTTGCCCCACCTGGAAAACGCCCGGCTCAGTTGCAGCAAGAAAAAGAAGCTGCAATGAAGCCTATTCACAAGTTACCGGGAGAGGGGGAAGAAAAGAAAATAGAGTATGAAAAAACTTACGAATGGAAACCTGAGAAGTATGGTTTGTGGGAAAGTTTATCTGATTGGACAGCGGCCCGATGGAGAGAGGCAGAAGAAAAAGTTGGGGAAGCAGGTAAAGGTGAATACGTTCCCTGGAAATTAACACCCGAACAAGGGCAATTACCTCAATATGACCAACCTAAAGTAGTGAAAGGGTTGGGAGATGTGTTTCATAATATTGGACAAGTACCTTATGTTGGTAAGGCACTAACTGCTGGTACACAATCCTTTATGTTTACATTAGGGTTGCCTGCTGACTTAACTGAACGAACTATCGGACATACCTGGTCACAGGTATCTAACGTTAGAGAGGAATTAGGTATAGGAGATGGTTCAGACCCTATTAAAGAACAGGCTTTTCAAGCTGCCTTGGGTGTTACGTACAGTGGCCCGGAAGCTATTAGAACTGCTTATCAAGATGCTCTGAAATTAGCAGAGCAGGGTCAGCTACATGGGGATAATCTGGTGGCTGTGCAAGCTAACCACGGTGTGTGGTGGCGTGAGATGGTAGGACAAATTATTTTTGACCCGTTGAATTTACTTTCTGGGGCATCAAAAGCTGTTACTCAAGCTCGCAATGCCAAGAAAGCCCTGAACCAAACAGTAAAAATTTTAGGGGCCGGGGGTGGTGTGTTAGATAATACCCTTGATGATTTTCTTAAGGGTACAGTTAATGTTGCCACCAACTCAGAAGTGATGGCTACGTGGAAAACAAGTTACACTCGTGCGGGGCAAGCTAAAGAGGCCGAAGATATTATAGAACGTGCTTTAGCTTGGGCAGCACCACGAACAAAAGCTACCCAAACTCACAGGTCAGTTGAAGCTACCCAACAGGTAATGCAATCAGCACTAAGAATTTCAGAGCAAACTACTATTAAAGATTTGGTAGCAAAAGGCATTGCTTTAGATAGCCCGGATGCGGCCAAGAAATTAGCGGATAATTTCCAAAACGTTGTGGTTAATTATGTAAAGTTAGCGTCCGACAACCAAGATGAAATACGGGGTGCTGCTGCTGCATTAGGTAAAATGGGTTATGGTACTATTCCATTATCCAGAGACGGACGTAGGGCCGGGGCTATTATGCGGGAACTGCTTACTAAAGCAGATGGGGAGATGGGTGCGTTAACGGATATTCTTAAGTCCGCTAAAGAAGGTGGTTTAACCGCAGAACATGTGGCAGCGCAGTGGGCAGACCGGGTAGCTCAGACCTTGAACAAAATGATTGAAACCCCTGGTTTTGAGCAAACCTTAACACAGCGGGCAGCTAAAGCAATTATTAAAAAACAACAGCCGTTTAATGATATGTTTTCGTTTATGTTTATGGGGGCAAGTCCAGGGTATGCTATTCGTAACGTAACTGATAATGTTGCCAAAACTGTAGCATCCGGGTGGTCAATTGTGCCTTGGCGTGGGCGTGTTAAAGATATAACCAAGAAAGTTGTGAAGTCGTCTTGGGGTATAGGGCAGGTTGGGGAAAAATCAAGCATCCCGGATATGCGGCAAGTTGCCTCATTTTTTGAGGGTGTGCAGGGAAAGAATATTGCAGAACAAGCATATTTAGATATAATCAGTAAGTCAACTTCTAAAGCGTGGGGGGAAGTTGTAAAGTTTATTCCCAAAGATGCTCCCCCCGAAATTGTAAATGCTATACGTAAAAGTTTTTGGGGGGCATTAAATGGAGAAGTTACTGATATATATAAAATTATTGATGATACCAGAAATATTTTGGGCGGTGCGGCTGTTCCTGTAACTGCAACAGGTGCGCCCCCGACAGCTGCATCGTCCTCTTTATTACAACCTTGGAGAAACCTTGACACAGAATTTACCGAAACGCTGCAAAAAACAGGTAGTGATTTAGAAAACACTGTCAGAAATATTTTGAATACTGCAAAAGACCCGGCAGATGCCCTTAGTAAAGTCACAAAATTGCAAAGAAGTGCAGCTGAAAAGGCGGGTAAACTAGCTAAAAGTCTGGCTCCGTCTGGCCCGGTAACAGGTTCCCTGGCCGGGGAAGTTGTGTCTCAGCTAAATCAGTTAGAGAAAATAGATGCGCCTGAGAATATTCAACAATTAGTTAACCACATCTCTGATATAGAACATTGGATGTTGGTGCAACGTACTCACATTATGCGAGGCATTAGAGAGAGTGTTGCGCCCGGTGAGTATATTCGTACGTTAGATGAGGGGGAAACCATTTTCACCGGAATGGTGGAGGGATTACGCAAACGTCAATTATTGGGATTTGCCAAATTGCAAGCGGGGGAGATTACAGAAAAACAATATGCCGAGGGGATTTATAAACTATACTCAAAAGCACGTGAAACATTATATCCCCTTTATCGAAAATTAAACCGGGAACTTGCTCACACAACCCCGTGGGCCGGAGCGCCGGAAGAACTAAAATCAGCTATCCTACGGGATAAACTTTTACGGGAGGCTTATAAGGCTAATTATAAGTCTGCGGAAATTTTAGGGGTTGACCTTGAAGATGTAGGTGAATTGGTATTAGGGCCGTATGGTCAAGATGTGCAGGTCAGAAGTAGTAAACATTTTTTCAATAAGGTAAGTCAACTTATTGGTAGGAAGGGTGTACGTAATTTAAGTGACCTTTCAGATGATGAGTTGCTTATAGCAGTAAATAAGTTCAGAGAGGGTAAAGCATCTCCTGTAACATACGATGAATTATACCAACAATATACCACGTGGGGAAGTGTGCCTAAAGAGTTACCCGGTGGAGGATTGGCAGCGGTTCCGGTAGAAACCGTGGCAGGTAAGGGATATACTCCTGCACAAATAAAAGAACAATTCAGTGGGATATATAATCTTAATGATGATGGTGATGTAATTTACGAACCAGTGCAAAATGTGCTTAGTCTTAATTGGGAACAAGCCAGACCTGTACCAGATGCACCACCATTTAATGCTATTGGGTTCAGAAAAAAAGGTAAAACATTACTTGCCACCAGAGGAAGTATGCATGCTCCTGGTGACAGGGTATTTACCGGCACATTAGATGATGCAGGTAAGTTACAACTACATCTTGAAACTGACGAATTAGAAGCGGCGGCAGAGTATGCGGAGCTATTATTACAAGCAGGTGTATCACCTAAAACCGCTATTACAATGCCAAGTGCCTTGGTAGATGATAAGTCTCCGGCATTGCTTAAGAAAACAAATTTGGCACTGGAAGATATAGCTGGAATAAAATCTGAAACAGCGTGGTATATTGATGAATTGGGCAGAAAAGTTTACTTGTCTGGTACAGAATTTACCGGAGAAATTTCCCGCAAGCAGTATACTGATTTTATGTTAAGTCAGTTACCTAAAAATCCAAAGGGTGAAAATGCTGTTCAGACCGTAAAAAATGCTGAACAAGCTATTTTAGGTAATATGCCTGAATTGCCCCCTGGTGCGGATATGGTAAGTGCGGGGTATCACGGTGTGGCTGATGAATTACGATTATTAGACCTGGTTAAAGACCACATTAAAGATGAAATGTTTAATGAAGTTCCAACAGCATTTGCTACAAAAGTAGATAACTTTGCACAGTGGGAACCTGTGTTTGAAAGAATGTTATCTGTATACAATGAAGCACATGCGGTGGCAGCGAATGTTGCCAAACGTACCAGAGACAGGGTATTACTAGACTATAGTGACAGACGTATTACAGACACATTACTAAAAGTGATATACCCTTGGAGTTATTGGCACACTCGCAGCATACCTAATTGGGCAAGTGCGTTGACAATGAACCCGGCGATGGTAGCACACTATATGCACCTGAAAGAGGAATTAAGAGAGTATAATGACCGTGACCCCAGTGTACCAGAGTGGGCAAAAGACCAGGTAACACTGTCTCCCCCTGGTTATCCCGGCAACTTGCATTGGGATTTGGATGCCAGCTTTAATGCTGTGGGGGGTATCTTTGACAACTTTGACGACCCTGACCAGCAAAAGGATGCACTTGGCAGAGCTATACAAACACTTGGTATGGCTGGCCCTGCTCCCCACCCATTGTTTATGGCAGCTTACGCGGCTGAAAGATATTTTCTGGAAGGTGACACCGAAGCTGCTCGCAGTTACGGGTATTTATCTCCCGCTACCAAGGGGTTTGCAGCGTTTACGGGTACTGTGTTAGAACCCTGGTTATGGAATGTTGACCCCCGTACCGGGGAACGTGAAGTGGGAGTAGGTGGCACTAAGTGGGATATTGCTAAAGCTACCAGACGACTTGGTTATGAGCAGGGGTTAGGTACAATTCAACCAGAGGAAGCTATTTTAGCTGGGGCTACCAGGTCAGGGAAAGTATTTGAAGGTACATTAGATTGGGTAATGAATTACCGTAAAGTACCTGTGGTTGCATCCTGGTTGATGGGATTACGAATAACCCCCCGACAGGATTGGGAACGTGAAGTTTCCGAATTGGGTAGTCAGTTTGGGGAACTACGGCAAGCCGGTAAAGTTAATGAAGCTAACCAATTAGTACAAGATAATCCGTGGCTGTCAACCGTATGGATGGCATACGATAATGATGCGGAAAGAATGACATCGCTTGCTAAATCTGTGTTCAGTCGTATTCCCCCCGGCGCTACCAGTGAGGCTATTTTAGATAAAGCTGGTGTAACCCAATTGATGAAAGATGCATTTTATGGTAGTTCTGATTTAAGTGGGTGGGAACGAAATGATTATGAACAGTTTGCTCGTGGCGTGATGAACTTGGCAGAACTACTACAGTTACCAGACAAAAAAACTGGTAAGGAATGGAAAGAGGCCCGACAGAAGCGAAGTGAGTTGTATAAAAAAGCAGAGGAGCTATTTCCTGGTATACAAGAAGCACAAAATATGTACTTTACCTATAAGAAAACTCAAGGTAAAGAATTTGCAGACCAGTATGCGGAACAAGCTGGGCTACACGATTATTGGACTTGGTTAAGTGGGGAAATGGTTGAAGATAAGTTACTATTAAAATACTACGCAGACCCTGGTGATGTGGATAGTGTGACTAAGAGTGTGTTGTATGATGTAGTGGAAAATAAATGGCCCGATATACACAAAGTACAAGACGAATTTTATCAACTTCCAGAGGATGATAAACGGGCCAGACGACAGTTTATTATAGAACACCCGGAATTGGAACAGTATTGGAATGAAAAAGCGGGGATGGAAAAAGACTTACGAGTACAAATGAAAGATAAACGTGAGCAAGCTGGAACAGGACAAGCGGTTCCCGGTATGGTGGATTACATTATCAAGGGTAAACCTAATCTGGCTCAACAAGCTGTGTTAAACCAGATTAAAGAGGAAAAGATTATTGCTGATGTGCCTGCTGCCCCTCCACCTCCTATAAAAGAAACAGACTTGGTGCAACAAAAATTATATCAGGCGGCTAATACTGCTGTTCGAGATGCCCAAAAATTATTTCCTGATGCTCCTGTATGGGAAGCAGAATATGCCAGAATAAAAGAATTGATGGGGGATGATGCAGCTAAAATTTATGGTAAATCTTCGGGGTACTTTGATTACCTAAGTGAAGTGAGATTGCAAAAAATAAAATACCCTGAAACGCTTGCAGAAATGGATGAAGATAATTTACAATTTGCTGCCAGTGATTTAATGAAACTAGAAGCGAATACCAGATGGGAAGGATTACAGCAAAAGTTAGATGGGTATTATGCAATCCCCGGAAAGAAAGAGCGCAGAGTGTACCTGGATGATAAAGCCCCGGAATTACGAGAGTATTGGGGGTGGAAAGAGGGGGCAACGAAATATTACTTTGATGCTCTGCTAAACCAACAAAAGGAAGCCCATAACATGTCGGCACAACCTTCTATAGAACCGGATGAAACTGGTGCAACAGAACTAGATAAACTACGATTGGCAATAGGCGGGGAAGAAAGTGGTAATAACTATAAAGCACAAAGTAAAAAAAGTTCCGCTTCTGGTATGTACCAATATATTGACAGCACGTGGAATGGGTATGGTGGTTATGCGAAAGCATCAGATGCCCCACCTGAAATGCAAGATGCTAAAATGATGGAAGATTTAATAACAAACTATGAAAAATATGGGGGTGACATTGATAAGGTAATTGCAGCACACTATTATCCGGCGTGGGCAAATCACAAAGAAAAGTGGGGGCAATCCCCAACACCGGGGCAACCCACTATTAAAGATTATGTTAATTCAGTTAAAAAGAAAATGGGGGTACAATAATGTTTATGAAACCTTGGGAATTAAAATATTCCCTATTCAACTATGATATTGATGGCGGTGATGGTGGCAGTGAACTTAGCGATGCCGGGGCAGAAATGGGCGAAGCGCCTGTAGACCCTGGTGTTGTAGAGGGTGCTGCTGCCCCTGTTGAACCTGCTCTTACCAGTCCTACTAAACCTGACCCCGCACCCGAACCTGAACCAGCACCAAAACCGCTACCAAATATACCTGGTTACGCTAATAAAGATAATGAAGTTGATTGGTTACGCAATGCTGTAGCACAATTAAGTGGCAAACTTCAACACACTGAACAGGCGTTAGCGCAATATGAACTGGCCGGTTTAGATGAAGGGGAAGCACAAACCAAACAATTGTCTATGCAACGTGACCAGATGCAACAAAGGCTGGCAGACCTTGAAGATACTTTAGCCCGGCGCACGTGGCAAGATTACTATAGTGGGTGGGGTGCGCCAAATGAAGTTATCCAGGGGGATGACCCGTTACAGTGGCAGCATCAACTTCTGGCGTGGTTTCACCAGGAACGTGAGAAACTTGCCAAGGAGAATAAAGCCTTGCAAGGTGCGCTCACAAAACAAAAGGCCCCCGGTACACAAGCACCGAAAATCGGCGCACAGGGTGGCCCCGGCCCCGGTAAACGGGCATTGCATGAAATGAGCGATGATGAATTTGAAGTGTTGCTCGATAAAGCCCGGTGGGGTAATATTGATTTATCAGAATTTCCATCTGTAGGATAAGGAGAAGATAATGGCTACTGCAACTTACAGTTCCCTTACTGCGGAACAACGAACCTTCAATTCATAGGAGGTTGTAAAACTCTTTCTAATTAAATGGGAAAAGCTGAAATGCTCACCCACAACAAGGCTGTGAATTTGACTAACCTAAGGTGTGTGTTATAATACTAAATAGCACATACTAAGGAGAGTTAAATGTTAAAATTAAGTGCTTATGAAGTAGGTTATTTAGCTGGTATTTTGGATGGCGAAGGAAGTATAAACTGTGTATTTTCAGGCAACCGTTATCAATTTAAAATCACTATTCATACAAGTAGTGATGAATTAGCACATTGGTTGCAAAGTCTTGGTATAGGCAGATTACAAGATTTAGGTAATGGGATGAAAATTTTTAATGTGTGGAATAAGTATTATGTAGAGTTATTGACTTTATTATTACCACACTTAAAAATAAAAGTTTCCCAAGCTAATGTCATATTAGAGTACTTAAATAATAAAGAAGCCTATACACATGATTGGCGTAAAGGTTTGTCTGATGAAGAACGAAAATGGCGGCACAGTTTATGGGAAAAATTAAAAGCACTTAATGGACGTAAAACTACTCCATACGTCCCGGTCAGTTGCAGAGACTAAGCGAAAGAGCCTCGAAAGAGGATGCGATAGTCCGAACTTACAGGAATAAAAACTGTAAGAGGTAGCAGAAATGACTACCCGCCTGATAATCAGGTTAATAAGTAACAGAATGTTATGAACTGGCCCTCTTGAAGCGGGCTATTCCGCCTTTCACCCACTTGTACTTTGGGCAGACCGGGGTACATCCCCCGACTATGCTCCCGGAAAATCAGGGTGACACCATCCAATGGCGGAAAATGGCGGCTTTTTCTGCCGTGACCACTCCGCTGACTGAGGGTATTACGCCTGACAGTGAAGAAATTAGTATCACTAGCACTACTGGAACTGTAGACCAATACGGTTCGTATGTACGCTACAGTCGCAAACTTGCACAATTCGGTAAACAAATCATTGCCGAAGTAAAATCCCTTCTAAATAACTTGGGAACCCTGAAATGGCAACCAGAGGCAAGCCTAGCTTAAGCTAGTTGCAGCCGCAACGACTAATCGAAGGGACACCGAAAGGTGAAGTGATAGTCTGAACTTACAGGAATAAAAACTGTAAGAGGTAGCAGAAATGACTACCCGCCTAGCAACTTTGTAGATTTGTCAAGTAGCTAGGTTTAAAAGTAACAGAATGATTGATAAAGTAGCAGCGGAAGCCAGTGACGCTCTTGGTGAACAAGCTGGCGATAGTCTTGACCAGTTAACCCGTACTGCTCTGGTTGCCAGCGGCAGCGCCCAGTATGCTAATGATGCTACCAGCACCGTCACCGTAGACAGCACCGATTTATTCTCTGCCAGCGAAGCCCTGGAAGCCTTGGCTACTCTAAAGGCTAACAAAGCTGTGCCTATCAACGGTACGTTTCCGGCGCTAATTCACCCTTACACTGAATACGACCTTTACCAAGACCCGATTACCCAAGCTGTGTTGTCTTACTCCAAAGAACGTGGTGACACTAATCCCTGGATGACTGGCTACATTGGTGATGCGTTTGGCCTTAGCTTTTACTGCACCCCTAATGGGTATGTGAATACCGCAGCCGGAGCTAGCAGCATCAATGTGTATAACACGCTGATATTGGGTAAACAAGCTTTTGGTATTGGTGGTCTGGCAGCTTACATGCCCGCAGCCGTGAAGGGGATGAAGCAAGGGAATAACACTTTCCAAAAAGTACGGCCTTTGCGCCTCATTCAACACGACTTTGGTTCCAGCGGTTCTATCGACCCCTTTAACCAACGGGCCAGTATTGCCTGGTACACGACCTTTGTAGCTAAACCGCTTGATGCCAACTTCTACGTGCGGGTTGAACATGCTACTACGTTAGGCTAAATAATTGCATCAGGGCTACACTGGTTGTAGCCCTGATACACTCTAAAAGGAGCAAATGAAATGGCTTTCTTAACTCCGGGGTTTTTAATCCCCATCACTTTTCACTATCAAGGTGCGGTGGATGCCCTTACCGATGTTGTGCTTGGGTACATCCACATGGATTGTAAAGTATTCTTCATTGATTGGGTAGTGGAAGATGCGAATGATACGTTTGATACTACTACCCTGACATTGGAATATGACACCAGCACCGATGGCAGCACCTATGGTACTGACACTGAAATTGATAGTTGGGCCACTGGTGCAGGTACGGGTACGCTGGTACAAGGTATTCAGGACTTGGATGATTTGACTAACAGCCGAATTGCCCTGAGTAACCCTGAATACGGCGCACGTGTCCTGTTGACTGCTGCTAATGTGTCTACCGGGGCTGATACCGGGTTGAAACTGACCCTGTGGGTAGCACCATTAGACCTTAGCTAACATATGATGTTGCGTAATGTTGTGTGATGTGGTATGATATTGCATAGGGGGCATGCAAATGTCTGGTAGTAAAAGAATTATAAAAGTGAATAGTCCAATTCCGGTGCGGGGCAGCGTTGCCTTGATGGATGAACAAAGCCCCGCACTTACCATCCTTGTTACCCGATTAGAGGAACAGGAACGGCAACTTAGATTAATGAATGAAGCGTTCCTTAATATGAAAGCTGCTCTTGATAGTCGGGACAAGGAGTACCAACAGCTTCAACAGACTGTAGCTAATGACAAGGCCCGGTCTGCGGAAGCTATAAAACTTTCCAGGGAGAAATTACTAAAAACCGCCGAAGCTAACCCTATTGACCCTCACATTCAGGCACAGATGTTAGCTCAAATAAAGTCAGAAGGTGAACACAGGGTAAAGCAGAAAAGGGCAGCGTTTACAAAACTACTTGAAACTGCACCCAAGGGGATTATAAATAACCCTAAAGATGAAAGCATCCCCCTGACAATAAATGGTGTGCGATTAGTAATTTCTCCCGGAAAGAATACTGTACCTGCCCCGTTCGCAGAGGAATGGGAAAAAACTTTACGAATGGCTAAGTGGGCAGAGGATGTTCGTAAGGCGGCTGTAGGTACAAAACCGTTTCACGAACTTGAGCAATGGCGGGGAGCCAATTCAGGCGAAGCTGACCCCTTGATATGGCAAGAGGGGTAAAGGATAAAACGGAATGGCAAGCACAAGTCTATCAACTTTACGTAGAGCAATAGGCCGTAATTTACGCCAACCATTTTTTACCAGATTTGCAGCCGGGTACGGAACCGCTACAAGTGGCTCAACTACAACCTTAATAGACACAACCAAACTGTTACAGGCGGATAATTTTTGGCGAGGGCAGTATGTGTTTTTCCCCACTACCGGGGAAATACGGGAAATTTCTGCTTCTACTCAATCAACTAAAACTCTTACCTGGTTGGAGCCTCTTGCGGCAGGTATCACTACTGACCAATATGAAATATGGTCACAATTTACGGCTCTGGAAGTCAACGATGCTATTAACCGGGCATTACGTAGTGCTTGGCCTTATCTGTTTTCAGTTCAGGAAAAGTTTTTGGTTATTCAACTAGATACTAATACTGAATACAGCTTAACCAGTTTAAGCCCTTCCCCCCGTTGGATTTCACAAGTTCAGGTAGAACGTAATGTGAATAGTTTGACTGGTACTAACACAACTACGGTAGCTCAAAATAGGTTAAAAGATACCAGTCAAACTTTCACATCAGAACATGTAGGGTGGCAGGTGCGAATTTATGATGGAACATCTAAAGGTGACTACCGTACTGTATCTAGTGTGGTTGACAGCAATACTCTTGAAGTTAGTGTGAATTTTACAACTATACTAACCACAACCAGTAAGTATCGTTTAGCTGATGTAGGTCATGAAGCCAGAAACTTTATGTTTGAAACTTCGTGGTCAGTGGACGCTTTTACTAACCCCACCAAGATACGCCTTGGTTCCCATCCCTACAGTTACGAGGGCTTTTTGTTACGTTTGTTATACGAAGCAGAGTTTGATACACTCACTACCGAAGCAGCTACAACTACTTGCCCAAGAGAATTTGTTGAATTGATGGCAGCGGCCAAGGTATACCATACCAGATTGTCAAGTGCGCCCGCATCTGAGATAAAGAACTGGGGTATGATGTACGAGACTACTATGGCCCTTGCTGCCCGATACGCAATAGAAAATAAAATGCAGCATCTAGCTACTACTATGACTGATGACCAGGATAGCTTAAATGGTTATGATGCAGAATACCCTTTCAGGAGTTTATGATGGCTTATAATATCCCGGTAATGCCGGAAGAACCTATGCCCAATAAAAAGTTTATGAAACGTAAACCGATAGTAAAACGCCCCAATAGCAAGGGGATGCCTATGGATATGATGATGGAAGAAGAAAAGCCTGCTCCCAAGCGCAAGGTTAAGGGTGGGGAGAAAGAGGAAAAAGGTAAGGCTAAACCAAAAGGTAAGGCTAAACCAAAAGGTAAACCTGAGAAGTAAGGATTAGGGGGGTACTAATGACAGGACAAATCTCAATCGCTGTTAGTGGAACTACATACCCTCTTGTTATAGACCCCCTGTCGTGGAGCGAGGTTGATATTGTAGACTTCGCTCCACGTGCCGTTTCTGGTACACCGGCATGGTCAGAACAGGGGATTTATCTTGACATTGGACAAGAAAGTTTTAAGCACGGTTTTGGTTCTTGGGATTTTAAGGAGCCACAATCATATTCATTCTCAGGGCAAGGTATTGATACCCGACATAAACACATTAGTTTATTTACAAATCCAACAGAATATACCAGTGATATTGGATTAGTTATAAAATATTTAGTTCACCGGGGAATTAAGGTTGTAGCTACCACTGGTGGTATTCGCATAGTTCGTCCTTCTAATGGAGCATTAAGTGACTTAGGCATTGGACTGACCATGCGAGATATGTTGGATACTGGTACATATATTCTAGCTGCAAACTCTGGCAGATTAAGAGTTTGTGATGTAGCACCGGTTGCTAGTGCCACCAATAACACTCTTACAGTCACAGCCGCCGGATGGGGTACTGATATTTTTGCAGGTGGTAGTGCAGCAATAGTAGATGGAACAGGTACAGGTTCAACAGGTACAATAGCAAGTAACACAGCTACCACTATAACTATCAGCGGGACGTGGGCAGTTAATCCCGCATCTGATAGCTATGTAATTATTGCAGCAAACGCAGGCCCGGCAGGGAACCCGCCCAATAATTTTGGTAAAATGGCAGTATTCGGGGGATATTTTTGGGGGTACGAATACGGCACAACTTACTTACATTTTTGGTCAGAGCCTTCCGGTTCAGATGCAGAAGGTGGTGGTGTGGCCGATACTGCCGTAGTTTCCGTAGGCCCGGTAGGTGTGCCAATTGTAAACCTTACCCCATTTAATAATCAACTGTGGGTATTTAGGCAGGATGGGGCTTGGACTGTAAATGAGGATAACCTGGCATACCATACTCTTGACTTCGCCTCGGAAAAATCTACCCTAAATTTTGCTACCGTAATTGTGTGGAATGGGTTTATGATTTTTCCAGTACGAAATACCCTATATAAATACAAGTCAGGGCTACAAGATATAACTCCCCCGGTCTGGAATGAAAACCCACCATACAAACAATTTGGAAATTTTCAGGGTTTAACTGCCAGAGGGAAATTTCTCTATGTGATGGCACAGTCTAATGCATCCAACACAACAGAGGAAAGTCAACAAACAACCGGGTTTATATCTATCTTAGCTACCGATGGGGTAGGGTGGCACAAACTTGTTGATATAAGTATTGCAAGTATTACCGGGTATAATATGTGGTTAGACCCGGAAGCAGATAGATTAACTTACACTGTTTATAATGGGGTTGCCGGGTACAACACACTCAGATACATTCAGCTTCAAACATTAACAGACTTACCCTATGATAGCTACCCTACGTCAGGCACACAAAATCTCTACTCATCCTACTTTGACCTGGGTATGCCTCGTGTACCCAAGTCGTTTGCCAGTCTGACTATTGGGGGAAACTTCCCTACCAACACCAGCGTCACAGCGTATTATCGGGTAGATGACACTACTACCTGGACGAGTATTGGTACATACACTTCCGATATGCAGGAAACAGATTTACCCGCAAGCACCACCGGAAAGAAAATACAATTCAAACTGAAACTCACCACGACATCTGCCGCATCTACCCCGATAGTTAAACGAATAATTTTGAAGTGCATGATACGGCCCGATGTGTTATATGGGGTAACGTGTGAAGTGATGGTGTCGGATAACTTGTCTGACCATCAGTGGAAGATGTTGGGGCTAACTGCGGATGAAATACGAACAGCCTTAAAAGCAGCCCGCAGTAGTGTGCCACCGATAACTTTAACGGATATTTATGGAGTAAGCGGTACGGCTTACCTGTCATCGCTCAGGTTCTTTGTAGTGGCTTATGAAGATACTGAGGATGTGCAAGCTGTGGCCCGCTGTACATTTACTTATGTATAGTTTAATACTAACACTGACACTAATACTGACAACCGTAGTAAGTACATTTACTCTGGTAAGCACTAACCCCGTAATAACTATAGAAATACCCTCAATTATGTTCAATGTTCCTGTAATAAGTGTAGGACAAACTGTGACCCCTGACGGAGCAATGATTACAGTTCCAGAATACGATGTCGGGTGGTATGTGTACTCTACAGGAGTGGGAGAAATTGGCAACATAATTTTAGTTGGTCACAATCCTGGTATATTTACTCCAATTCTAAATGTTAAAGTAGGAGACACAATAACTCTAAACACTGTACATAAATACACTGTTAAACGTGTACTTATTGTAGAGGACGTGGGACAACCAATCGAAGTTCGCAAGAAAAATTTACAGTATATCCAACAAAGTGATGATGCTAGACTTACTCTAATAACTTGCATTGGTACAAAAAGGTTAATTATTACCGGATGGCTAAATCAGTAAAACTTCCTAGATTTATCAGACCCTACCCCAAAAAAGTTGCGTTGCAAATTCGCAGACGCAAACGTAGACCTGCCCTGAAAACTGATTTGTTGCAGCAAGCCCGGCCACGGCAGCATGCCAAACCAAGGGGCATCCGTACCAAACTTGATGCAGAGATGTACTTGCAAAGCCGGGCAGCAAATGTAATGGGTTCATTGCAAGAGCGTTTGTTTTATCAGGCATTGGTTGACCACGGTTTTATACCGGGAGTTGACTTTGACTTGCAATCTGGTATGTTTGGTGGTAGAGCAGAACTAGGCGGATTGGTAGCGGACTTCTTGTTTCCGGCAGTTATGGTAGTGGTACAAGTACAGTCTATGTGGCACACTTTGACACTGGAACATGAACGTAGAGACAGTGACCAGGCAGCGGTGTTGCAAAGCCTGGGCTATACTGTGCTTGAAATATGGCCTAACACTTTGGAAGATATGGCGGCATTAGATATGTGGATTGACCGCAACATCTCAACCTTATGGGGAACTTCCAAACAAGCCTTGGGTATTGGAGCAGCCCCGGAAATATCTTATCTGCAAATTGCTTCGTATAACCAACTGATAACTATTGAACGATTGCTTGATGATATTCTGGTCAGGGTTTAAGGTATTCTAATGAGTGAATTTACTGAGCAATTAAATAGAATTGAAGATAAAGCTACTCAGGTATTTAATGCGGTATTAGGTGGTGTTACTTATGACCGCATTACTGACCGCATCGCCAAGTTGGAGACAGCTATATTTTCCGGGGCAGGTAGTGGTGTGATTATAAACTCTGCCGCTATTGCAGAGGTGTTACAGTCCACCAATTTTGTGACCGGAGTGTCAGGGTGGAGAATATTAAAATCCGGTTCAATGGAATTACAAGAGGCCATTGTTCGAGGAACTATCTACGCTTCTGCCGGGGTGTTTTCAGGTTCTATCACAATCGGAGCAGGGGGCAGCTTGTCATCTGGGCAAACCGCTTACGACACCGGCACGGGGTTTTGGTTAGAATATAACGGGGGAACCCCAAGATTTTCAATTGGTAATTCCAGTGGTAGTAAACTTACCTGGGATGGCACAACCTTGGCTGTGGCTGGCACACTACAATCCACTAACTATGTGGCCGGGGCATCGGGGTGGAAACTAGACCTTGCGGGCCGGGCAGAATTACAAGATGTGTTAGTGCGGGGGCAAATCATTGCATCTACCCTCACGTACAATGAACTGCAAGGTATTGCCGGTAGTTCAATTGTGGTTAAAAGTGCTAGTAATTTGGAAGCGGATGTGACTACTCCGGTTGTGACCGGCTCTGTGGATATTGACATAAGTGACCCGGTATCAGGCCATGTGCAATTGTTTACAGTGGGGGACATATTACGATTACAATTTGCCGGTAGCGCTGATTGGTTAGAAGTTACAGCAGTTACAGATAACACGACATACTACACTTACACCACTACCGTAAAAAGTGGTGGTTCAAACTCGTGGAAAAAAGGTACGGCTGTACTGGACTACGGCCCGGTATCAACTGGTGGTGGGGTGGAATTAACTGCCATAGGCACAGGCAGCCCCCGGTTGTCTGTATTCACTAATTCTGCTACACCGTGGTCATCTTTGGATGAAAGAGTTAGAATAGGTAACTTAAATGGATGGGGCGGGTTTAGTTCAGATGTGTATGGGTTTGCACTGGGGGATTATGCGGGGGGGAGTTATATTCAATTTAACCCGGTTACTGGTGTAACTACTTTAAGTACCGGAGGTGGGGCAGTAGTTTTAGATGCAGATGGTATCACTCTTACTCAAGGTGTCTTAGATAGAGATAAATTAAAGTGGTTAAACTCTACAGACGAAGTAACTGGCTACATATATAATCAACTTGAAGGGGAAGTTTTTAATAAGGTAGTTTCAGCAGTACATACAATAGGTAACTTAAGCTCCCCTTTAGAAGCTCAAACAATTATGTATGCAACCACCAAAATAATTGCCACCAGCGCAGATGTTAGAGTAAGTGTTGAAACAGTAGCGGCAACAAATTCTACAGGACATTCTATTTATTTGAGTATAAAAGAAGGAGCAACTCAAACTTCGTTTGGATTAAATTATCAAGTGAATTTAGGCATACAAATGAATTGTGGCATGAGAATTGCTACCACTTTAGCTAATATTCCAACGGCTGGGTATTTACAGTTAAATGTTGGTGTAGCAATAAATGAATTTTCAACAGACGGTACACTAGGGGATAACAGCGATACCGCAGTACCAACAGAGAAGGCGGTTAAAACTTTTACTACTACCCTTGATAACACTAAGGTATCTAAACTCCGGGAAAGTGATGACGGGGCCGATGCCCTGGTTACTGATGCCGCCGGAAATTTAATCATTCAGAGTACGAATGTTGTCAAGGGGAAAAGCAGTAATTTTCCTGATCTCGGCACAACCACACTGGCTGAGCAATTAGGTAATGTTTATTTGGGTACAAGCAAAGATATTTTTCCGGCGGCTACAGCGGCGGGGCTGGCATACAGAACAATTTATCGCAATGCAGTTGTTGCCCCGGCGAATGACGATTTTGACGGGGCGGCCATTGGAGGGTATTGGACGGGATGGGCCGGTGCGCCTTTTGTCACCCCCACCGTGGCCCTGTCGCAATCACAATTACGTGTTTCGTTTGCAGCTGCCCCAAATCGGGCTTTTTTGTATACAACCAACCAACTTACCAGTGTTCATATTCTACAAGCAATTTTGGCAACCAACACTCCCAGCACAACAGCAGATTGTGCTTTTGTTGGATGTCGAGTGGATGACGGCACAGATAATAATTATTACGAAATTGGTATTCGCTACCGGGCAACCAACCAATATGATGTAGTAACATTTACCCGCCTGGGTGGCGGAGCAGTGACTATCACCTCACATAAAAATTTGGAATATCCGATATGGTCGTTTTTTCGCAGCTTTCCTTACGGCGCATTTTATTCTAATTGGAATATATACGCCGAGTGGGGAATAGATAGTCCGGCGTTGTATACACTTACTGCCGGAGGATTAACGGGTCAGGCGTGGACAATAGTCCGACAAGGTATTACTTTTCGTCATCCTACAGGGGGAGCGAGTTGGCAAACCTATTATGTGGATTGGTATAAATAATGCTGATTAAACATCCTCTACAAGCAGTGCAAAAATTTATTTCAACGTTGGAATAATATTTTAAGCCGCTGCATAAAAGTTAAAAATTTATTGTGTGCTTTAGGCCATTGGCCTCGTGCCACCAGTAATCCAATAACAGCATAACCCATAATATCCATCCACGTATCCAATTCATTTTCATTGGGTGCATTATCAGGTTCACCATTGAATACAAGGTTCTTTAATCGTTGAACCTTATCATTTAATCGGATTACCAATCCGGGTTTACCCATTGAAGCAATGTTGTTGCTTCCGTATTTACGATGCTTCATCTTCCACAAGTCCAAGTATTGAGTGAATGCCACAGCTATACGCCGTTCCAATTCTTTATCCCCGGAGCGCCCATCAATAACAAGTTCAACTATTTCCACCATGCTATCACCCCTTCACGTGTTCTAGGATTATCCATCCAGCTTGTATCTGGTAAAGGCAAACTCAAACATTCTTCTACAGTCAATAACTTGGGCAGGGGTTGGAAAGAATATGTACCCTTCTTAGTTACCCACTGTACCCCCCGGCGGTCTAGCACCCAGTATAAAACATTCCCTGTTTTCGCTGCATCATCTTTCACATACTCAATAATTTGCACGGCATTAGTAGGCCACACCAAAGCCGAACCGCCGTGCATTTTCTTTTTACCCAAACCCATCCCGGCACATACAGCCCCTAGCCCCACCATAAATCCCCGCATACAAAACATTTGAAACATTATGTCATATGATTGTTTACATAATGTTATAATCTCTTGTTTACGTTCCGGTAGCAACTCTGCTAATAACCGGAAATCAAACCCTGCCCCATTCCACGTAGTGATGCTGTGTCCACCATCTTTTAATTCTACTAAAATATCAAGAAATTTATGGGTAGATAATTCCCCCATATATGGACTAACCCATTGCCCGACAGTATCGTACACAGCCCAATTCTTTATATCTTCCTCTTGTCGTACCCACAACCCCGCAGTTGAGATATAGTGCGGAGCATAATCCCACAAATCACTACCAAGCGGAAGTTCCGCAGGCAATCGTGGGTTTATAATCTCAAAATCAAAGGCAGCAATTTTTATGTTATCTCTGTCACTGTACCTGATTGCCATTTAACAACTCCTCGTAAACCTTACTGTTCATCATATCTTTGGAAACCCCCAAACAATTCTGAACAACTTGTTCTTTCGTGTACCCCTCCAACTGTTTACCAATAAGCATACACAAGGCAAAAGCTCCCCGGTAAAACATCTCCCGCTTTTCTACAGAAGCACTACTATACAAACGCAAGTATTGTGTTTGTGCCTCAGTTAAATCAGCATTACTTTGTTGCAAGGCTTCCCTACATTCCACTGTCTGTGCAATTGAAATATTTAATTGTTGTTCATATTCAGCCAGTAACCACCCCCAAGCAACTAATATTCCTATCACACAACTAAATCCTATGCACACTCCAAGTAACAGTTTATTGTTCACCCTTAAACCCCTTTCGGTGTACCCATTTGCGAGTAGGCACAGGTACACACTCTGCTTGTACCCACCACAACCCTGTTTCCGCTACTTTAATAGTCACTACCCATGCTCCCAACATCGCCCGAATTTGTCGCTTACGCATGAAGGTTGTCTGGTCAACCAGCGTCCCCGTTTGAATTATGTAAACCCCACGATAGTTTGGTAAGAAGTGAGCCTTGTGAAAATGCCCCACTAATAAAATATCCGGGTACTCACCCGGCTCATAAGCATCTATAATCTGTTGTGACTTGAGGCTAACTTGTTTAGCTGCCCCACCCCCCGGATGCACTAAACGCACAGTCACAGTCTTATCCCCTACCCGGATAAAATCGTCAGCTTCCATATACCCAAGGTAACGTAAGTCTGTGCGACCCAATAACTGTGCGGCTCCTTCTGTAACCTTACCAATATCCGCACCATCTAACTGATTATACCACCCTTCGTGGTCATCTCCTGCAATGAAGTTAGTTACCATACCAGGAACTTCCGGCCAGTATTTCAGGAAGTAGTCAATTTGATTTTGCATCCCCCACACTTTGATGTCATCGGGGTATTTCTGACCATCTAAATAATTACCAGTGTGGTATACGGTAGTGATGCCAAGGTCTTGATAATATTTATAGACCGCAGCAATTGCCTCTGGTCTGTCCTGAATGTTGCACAGGTGGGTGTCTCCTAAAGCTCCAAAGGTATAACTTTGCACCCCGGTGTAATAATGGTCAGGTAACTTAACTGGTACAGGTGTCACTTGATAACTGTTGTTTATCATAACATCCCTCAAGGCAATTGCTTCTGCTAAGGTACGTCTGGTATAAGTTCTTTGATTATTCGATTGACGTAAAAAGTCTGGTACAGTAAATACAAACCCATCTTCTGTTTGACTGATGTACAAATTTCCGGTGTTACTCATGTGTTAGCTCCATAGGTTTTAATTCTCCCCATCTGAACCCCATCTCTGCTTCCGCTTGCCAAGGGATTATGGGAAATACTTGAGCGCCAGCTAATGCTAATTCTCTTGCCAAGATGTTAGCTGCTTCTATTGCCCGGTGTATGGGGGTATCCACTAAGATACTGTCGTGTACTGTAGCTACAATGCTGGCTCCGATACTCCGAAGTTTTGGCAATGCCCTCACCATTGCCAGATTTGTAATGTCTGCGGCTGTCCCCTGTACCGGATAGTTGACACACTCTTTTTGAATATCCCTTTGATTTGCTTGTGTTACTAAATCAAAATGAAAATCCCGATTGAAATATGGGCTAGTAATCACCCCCAAAGTTTTCGCCTGATTAAACAACTCATCTCGCCAAGCTAAGATACGCAACAGCTTTGTGTTAAACACATTCAATACCCGGAGTTTAACTTCATCAGGAATGTGGGCTACACTAACCAGGCTTTCCAGTTTACCCCCGTACAATAAACCAAAGACAATGTTCTTTTCAATAGTACGCATAGCCGAAGTCCAGCCGGGGCCATATAATAAATCACACATCTCCCCGTGAAAGTCTACCCCTCGTTGGTAAATGTCTACCATATAGGGGTCTTGCGACCATGCTGTTGCTACCCTAAGTTCCCATTGTGAACCATCCACTGCTACCAAACAGTTTCCGGGGGATGCTGTGTAACACAACTTCACCCGTTTCCCGTAATCATTTTCACCATCCTTGCGTTCATTCTTCTTGGGGATAGTTTGTATTGCCGGTGATACCGCAGACAACCTACCTGTTACTACGTGCGCCTGCTTGTATATAGGATGTACTTTAGAATTTGTATCTACAAACCCCACCAGATTATCTAAGTAACTGGTTTTTAATTTAGACACCCGCCGAAAATTACGCACCTGTGATACTACAAGTGCCAAGGGGGACAATTTTTCCAACACCGCATCTGCGGTTGAGCCGGGCTTATTGCCGGTGTCTGTAGGGAAGGGTAAAGCTAGTGTCCCATATAAGTACTCCGCTACTTGTTTAGGTGAAGCGGGGTTTTTAATACTTCCCCCAGTCTCTATTGAAATTCTATTGAAAAGTTCCAGGATGTCCTCGTTAAATGCAGCCTGTTCCTCGTTTACTTGTTTTAAGTCTACAGTAAATCCGGCCTCCTCTACACATGCAAGTGTATAACTTAATGGTAGTTCATATTCGTAATAAGGTGAGTGATATTTTCCACATTGATGCAATTCGTCATCTAATTTGTATGAAAGTAGCAGGTTATAATATAAGTCACACGTCAAGTATTCAACCAATTGTGCTTGGGGAATTTTATCAAACGACCTGTCAGACTTCTTAGTTACATTAAGTTCCAACCACGAGTGTACTAACCTATCAGCGTAATCATCCGCATCAAAGTAATATGTACTCAGGCTTTTCAAATCTTTGTACCAATACTCATTAATAGTTTTAACTGCCAACATAGTGTCCCAGTGGGGGACAATATCGCTGCCAATTTCCCGGTGTAAGAACCGTAAGTCGTACTTGAAGTTGTGTCCCCCCACTACACCCGCATTGTCCTGCAATAATTGGCAGATAAACTTCTTACCCTCTTGGGAATAAACTACATCGGCAGTTAAAACAACTGACACAACTTCATCAAACTCACCCAAGTAACTGTACCCAAATAACACTATTCGTCCATCAGGGTTATTCACATCTGTGGTAGTAGTTTCAATATCCACACATAATTTAGACATCCGCCTTATTGTAGGTAATTCTTGTGGGTGTGTTACCACCTGTAGCGCAGAAATTTCACCTAAATACGGTGTAATATGTAATACCTTGTTTATAGCTTTAACTAAATGAATAGCTGTAGTTGGGTTAAACAATACATCAGAAGGATGAACTGTAGCAATTGCCCAATGCCCGGTGTGTAGTTGTACCCACTGGTCTTGCAAAGATATTCCAAGCACCTGCTTGGGGATGTCACCAAGGACAAGCACCGGAACATCTTTAGTGCTGTTAAGCGCATATGTCAGCCTACCATAACAGGCATGTGCTGCCGCAGCTAATTTATCTTTATCCCGTTTACCTTTAGGTAAGCACAATACAGCATTGGTATAAAACACTTCATCCGGTGACACCCCAAATTTTTGCAACAACTGTTTCAAGTAACTTCCACTTGCGCCGGTAAAAGGTTTACGGTATATTACATCAGACTGTTCCGGGCAATCTCCTATTACTATTAACCTAATAGCGTTTCCGGCAGAGGGTACAACTTTGCAGGATTGAAATGGGCAATTTGCGCAATCAGCATTTTTAGCTTTCATAAAAACGTAACCCCCGATGCCCTTAACTTCTCAGGCTTGTATACATCTAACCCAAATTTCTGCGCCTTGCTTAAATCAATTCCCCAATACTCTGCTCCACCTTTGCGCCGGGCGGGGCCTGTGATGTAATGCCCCACACGTTCCTGCAATTGCATCCTAAGCATAGATTGGTCAACCCTGATACGTAAAGCGTACATAGTTTTGGTCATATTGAACCACAACATTCCTGTATCCTGTTCCCATTCAGCTTCTAAATCTGGTAACAGCCAGAAATGTGAAATTTGTTCTACAACCGTATCTATTTGAGTACGAGTACCTAGTCCGGGAATGTGGGTGTTACCTGCAATTTTAATTAGATAGTCTTTATTAAATTCCAAATTAACTGCCAAAGAATTTTCAGCAATGTAATCTTGTAACAGTAGTAGTCCCGTCCACACTACGCTTAGGTTATTCAATGACCGGGCAGTTAAGGAGTTACCATCCAATACAGCATACGATGTATCCATGTACGCCTTGATGCGTTCTTGTGTAATGCCCAATGACCAGGACAATAAGTGCCGGGCCATAGGGCCACGCTGCACTTTATTCCAGGTACGCAACCGTTGGTACGCATCCTCATGTACAGTGCCGGGGTGTATACTCTCCTCTAACAAACGCACACTAATACTTCTATCAAGATTTGCCGGTTCACTAAATGGTGTCTCACCATCCACAACTACCGGAGCAACCAGACTATATGATGCCACACTTTGATTAGGTCTACCTCGCTCCATCATGCCACTGTCATAAGCAGAACGAAGTAGCTGTTGAAATTCCGTGCTATTATTATTGCTGGCCCTGTACTCCCCCACCCACACCGGCCAGGCATTTGTTAAACCCAAATGACCACCTAATGCAAAAGTAGTCACATCACTACTTACCGGGCGCACAAACGCACCGATAGTGGGTAATAACACATCTTGTATTAACGTAGTTTTACCTGAGCCACGTGTACCATAAAGCATCATAATAGGGAAGCTGGCTCCAATAGTTTCAAACAACGGCTTGAACACACTGCTTACAGTCCACCCTAATGTGGGCAGAATAGTTTCCGGCGGCTGTGTTTTCAAAGTCAATTCCAATACTTCTGCATACTCTTGCAGGTCTGGAAGTTCCTCACTGTCCCCCAAGTATAAACTTTGGTTGACCTTAATATCCGGTTGCCAGAATACAGTGGCTTGTCCCTTATTGGATAAGGCTGAACTACTGTCATAAATATACACAACCCCGTTAGGTAAATCGTACCGCCCGGCATGAGCCACCTTTAATTGGCGCTGCTCTGCGGGGCAAGTCTCAGTCATAGCTCCCCATAAAGCAAGAGCCTTAGCATCGGAACCGTAAAACGTTCTGGTTCCGGTGTGTTCTGTTAACCACCGGATGATTGCGCTTCTACTGGAAAAATCCCCTGCATTAGCCCCCGCTATTACACTATACGCTCCCCACGTTAGCTTTACTGCTAGCCCAATCTCTTGCCCATTGGGGCCAACCAACCACGCTTGCGGAGTAAACTCTACGTTAGCCAGAGGTTTGTCATCAACTTCTTTCTTCTTTTTCTTTTCTACCCATTGAGTAGACTTTTCCAAAGTGAAGTCCAGATAATGCCCCGGTTCTTCTTGTGCCTTCGTACTGTGCAGTAACAAAGATGAACGAACATAACTGTCGGGTAATCCCCAACCAGTCAATAGTACTGCTAATCGTTGGTCACGTTCACTTCTACTTTCCTTCTCTTGAATAACTAATAAGTCCGGGCGATATTGTTTTAATTTTAAGATATGTTCTAACTTATAGATGTAAGCTAGGTTAGCGTCTACGATAGTACAAGGCAAAGGCTCAGTATATTCCGGGTACTTATCCGGGTTAAGGTATTTATTATTAATTGAACCCGGTACACGAAGTAATCTATTGGCGTTCCAACACCCCTGCCCGCTTAATCGCAAGTGGTTTGCCAATGTTTTATTCCCTGCCTCTATCTGTTCAGTGGGGTAAAATTCATCTAATAAATATAAGTAATGATTACCCTTACCTGAATTTATTATAAACGTGGGGGGTAACAAGGGTTGGGTGTTATGCCCTTTGTGATTATCTACATCCGCCCACAACACCCCTGCCCCCGCTACATTTGCTTTAGTTCTTTGAGCAGCTTTCAACACCGCCGGGGTGTAGTACATATCTTTATCTTGGGGTATACTGTCAACCACTTCACTGAACTGGTTCACAGGGATGTACAATGGATTGGTTAAATCACCCCAAGCAATTAAACTTTCCGGTGGAGCTAGTCTATAAATTGCAGAAAAGAAATCTCTAATTGAATTTTCCATCACCACCATCCCCATAAAATTCAGGGGTAGGAAAAATACTTTTATATTTTCCCCACCCCCAACTAATTTAATATCCTCAATCTAACCTAAAACGTTTCACCCTCGCCCAACCCGGCATAAGCTGCTGTCGGGTTAACAAAATCAATATCTTCACTAATCTCAATCCCTAATGCTTCATCAAGTTCATCGGGGGACACGGGCCGAATGATTTTATCCAAACGTAAAGCATTTCCATAGTCATCAGAACTTTCAATCTTCAACTTACCTAGGAAAGCCTTACCTACAATGTCCCCCCCATCCCGCAATTCTCGCAACACAGCGGGGGTAATAGATGGAAAATTCTTATCAATCATCGTACTCAATTCCCGACTGGCACGTAGTAACCAGTTAGCGGTCATTGCTTTATTGGTGGCATGCACCAGCATAAGGTTGTGCCAAATCATCATCCCGGAAAGTTTTTCGCCCACAACAGACAGCCCAAGTAACATTGTCTGATGCCCGTTCTTAGTGCGTTTAACTTTTTCACTCCCGATAAGCAGCACGTATTCTTTTGTTTCATCTACATTAATATTAGTTAAATCAGTCATTGTATTGTGTTCTCCTTAAAAGTAAAATTCTTTTAACTTTTGAATAATCGCTTTAGCTGTGGGTGAACCCATACCATTACCTAATGTATCGGCTAATTGGTTTTTTGTTACGGAAGTGCTAACCGCTTCTTCCCAAAATACTACGGGTAATCCATTCTTTCCCCTTTCCATTCTGCCTACTAACTTAGCCCAGGCTGTCACATAATCCCGGCTGTTACCATATAAGAACGGACGATTGCTTACTTCCCCTGTTGCAAAATTCACTACGGTTTGTTGCTGCAATGTCAGGACAACATTTAGTTTTAAGTTGATAATTTCCCTGACTAACCGTAGTGTAGCTGCTTGAATAGAAGCTCCGTGTTTGGTAGCTTCCGGGGCTTTTGATTGACTGATAATATCAGCCCTATCCGGGCCAACAATACCCTCAATTTTCATTCGTTGCCAATCACTAACAGTATCGAAGATAAAAGTTTTGAATACAATATCAGGTGGCAACCCAACCAATTCCCTGAACTTGTCTTTAGGGGATTGCCCGCCCGCCAGGAATTGATACACAACATCAACATCTTCCAGCTTATCACAATCCAGTACAAACGGATGGTTCTCCTTTAACATCAGCTTGTCAGGATTGCCCCCATAATTTAAGACAATTGCCGGGCCGGTAAGTGGTTCATTGTGAAATGAATAAGCTAGGGTAGTCTTACCTGAACCCCCTAATCCAAACAAGATAAGTTTAATCAGGGGAAGTTCCCCCTTCTTTAGTGTGGGATAAACTTGCATACTATACTCCTATTCTCCTATTCTCCTATGAAATCCACATCCACTTCAACCGGGTTAGGGCGGCTCTTAGCAGAGACAAACGCTGTAGCTAATGCCCCCTGCCAATCTTCACTTTCATCTTGTATGTCACATACATATTTGTACGGGCAGTACCCACATACATATCGGTTATAGTTAGCAGGGAACCCCAACTCTACATCTCGCACCATTTGCTTTGCCCGCTGCACCGCATTTTTAATTGCGGACTTTTTGTGAGCATCGCTCATTCGCATAGCTACCCTGCGAAACATATTATGAGTGTTGTGCTGTAAGTAAGTTAAAGCATCTTCATACTTTTGAGCAAATGGGTTGCCCCCAAAATGCTGCATCAATAAGTCCCGGTAAATTTCATACGTAGTACCATCCAATGTATCTTTCGATACACTGGGCAATCCTGATGCCAGCAACTTTATTTGAGTGGGGTCAGTTCGGCGCACCAAATTATAAATTACCCCTGCAACTTTCGTGTTTAATATTCGTTCTAATGCCGCTACATACCGGCGGGGTTGGGTGTCCTTTTCTAACCCTGCAATAAACTGGTCAAAGTTTTTTGTAGTAGTCTTGGTTTCAAACACCCACAATTCCCCTGTTTGGGTGTGAGTACATGCACCATCCCAAGTTCCCCGGAACTCAAACCCATCCAGTTCAATACTAAACCGATATTCAGATACCAGAAAACTTAAGTTTCTGTCTGCCAAATATGATGCGTCACTGGCTTGCCATTTCGCATAGCCGTGTATCATACTTTCGGCCAGGTGTAATGCTTCATACCAGTTGGGGTCGTCTGGTGTAATATTAAGTTCCTGCCCCACATCTTTTACCGCCTGCTTAAATGCCTGGTCATACTCCACATCAAGCGTATGCAAATGTAGAGCATAATGAAATAAATTACCTACCAAGATTGGGACTGATTGAATGTAACGAACATACCCCATCCCCCAATCTTTATCAGAATATCCCCACATTCGGGCGCATTTACCATGCGCCATCTCGGATGTTGCGCTAATAGGTGGATAGTTACCCATGTCGTTTACCCCTTGCCGTAAATAAGTATGCCCTGCAATTTGGGCATTGCACTACACAATCTACTTCCTCTGGCCCACCCGGAGCATCTACCCTGTACCCGTGTTTAGTATCTTTGCTGGCACAATGAGTGCAGGTCAACCCATTTACTTGCACCATATCAGGTCTGCCATCAGGTGTCAAAGTAATGTTCCACGGTTCATACCGTCCTTCTGGGCTGATGATTAATTGTGGGGAAACTTCCATAGGCAACCCCTTGAACCCCACCAGGATGCTGTCATCAGGAACCTTCACATCCCTGATGTCTTTACTCTCACCCACCTGCACCAGAATAACAGGCCGGTCAACTTTCCAAAACTTTTTATCCGGGTCAATCATTACCAGTTTCCTTTCCATCTAACTGCGGAAGAATAATGTCGTGGCACAATCGCAAGGTCATCGTTATCAATTGTGTTGCCTCAATAAACATTGCACCCCAATCACGCTTACTTTGTTTGACATAAACTTCATCTTTCAATTCATCAAATTCTTCCATAATAATTGCCAAGCCTTCGTGTGCGCTATTAAATTCGGGGTATCTATTTATCGCTGTTTGTAGTTCCTCAGTTACAGTTGCACCTACAGTATCAATGTACCCCCAGTTTAATTTACTTTTGTTGTGGTTCCATATACTATCTTTCATCGTGTAACCCCCTTAACCAGGTGTTTAATACCATAACAATAGAATGTTTTTTATCTACCAAATCTCGTACCTTCACATCCACTGTGCCGCTGTACTGCAAGCGGTAGATTTGTACCGGATGTGTCTGACCTACCCGGTCAAGTCTGTACATCGCCTGCTCCCATTCCAGTCTGGAATATGGCATATCCCACGCAATAAAGTTGTGTAGATGTTGCAGGTTATGCCCGGTACTAAGACTTGAGTACGTACCCACAATATAATTAACACCAACCAGCTTACTAATAGTGTCTACGGTATGCCGATACCTTGACATAATTACCGCAGGTTCCCCCCCACCTTCAATGTAATCCTTAAGCCAGTCTACCTTAGCACTTTCAACAGTTTGTTGAAATACACCGGGGTCACTGCACACTTGATGTAACCGGGTGAACCTTGCCCCGGCAGTTGTTATAACCAATTGGTCATCAGTAATGTTACCTGCCCACAAATCTATATGATTATTTTTCAAATCAATAATAATTTCTTTTTGTACCCGACAATAAAATTTCTTGTGGTCATCAGACAATTCTAGTGGTATATCTGTAATTGTTACCGAGGGTAGTTCCATACCTACATCATCAAGAGTACGTACCAACAGGTACGATTTAGTATCATCCCGTAACATTCGCCTGCCTTCATCAGTCAGATTTACAGGCTCCCTTCTGCCGCTGTACATATTCCAGGCCATCTCACAATATGTAGCCACAAAATGATAAAAATTATTGAACACCTTCGGGTCTATCCAGTTCAGTAACGACCATAAATCGTGGGGAAACTCCGCCACCGGCGTACCAGTCAACCCCCACCTGAACCCTGCCTTTATATGCTTCAACCATTTACTTTGTTGGGACTTTCGATTTTTAATTTTATGACATTCATCAATGATATGAATATCATAATCCAACATTGTGATTGTTTGTGTTATAGGCGAGGGTGTTTTACCCCTGCCCCTAAATTGTTCATAATGAGTTAATATGTATTGTTGTATTCCTCGTTTTGTAGTAACAAAAACTGTTGGCAATGCTGAATGTTCCTGTATTTTTACTGCATCAGAATACACACTTGCTACAGATACAATCTCTTTTATCCACCACGATTTCAAATTCTTGGGACAGGTGATAAGGATAGTTTGTGCTGTTGCATACCTGCAAGCAAGCAAAGCTGTCATTGTTTTACCTAACCCACATCTGTCCCCAAGAATTGCCCCCCGCTTATCCACCAAAAACTTTGCGCCTTCGACTTGATATGAGCGTATATCCATAGTATCACAAGTACCTTAAAATAAGATTAAACTTTGGGGGTTATTTTTGACTTGCGTACATTCCCAGAATATACCCCACCCGGAAAATAAAGTGAGCTAATTCATGCAGCAGAACGTGGTCTAATGGTAATATCACCGAGGAATTTATATTCCATATAACTTGTCCGGGGTCAGAGTTAACCATATCTAACCCCACCAAATTATCTAACCCCATAAGCAAAGCCAACTCTGCAATGGGACATTCATCCGGTGGCTCAAGTAGCTTACCAGCTTTCATCATCCCTACAAGTCCCCCCACCTCACACATTACTGTAGCAAAATCTTTCACATGCTGTAGGGTACAGTTTAGTTCATCAGGTAAATCAAAAACTATCTTTGAGTTAGAGTTTTTTTGTACTGTACCACAAAAATTACACTTCCCATCAGGGGGGAACTCCTGCTGTTCATACTCGTGGTAAGAATGTTTTTTAGCACACATATCACAAATATCTACTGCTTCCTGCGTTTCCTTATCCACATAAGTATAAATCATTTCACATCCCCTTGCTGATATTTAATAATAAATTGTGCTAATATTCGCAGGGCATCCAGTTGGTGTCTGTCGTGAGGCAATGACTTGTATCTCTGTATAAGATGTTCTCTGGTAATAGCCTTGGTTTGGGCAGGTTGAATAAACCGGGGGTCAGACAGTTCATACAGTTTACATATCCCCTCGACAAACCCAATCACTTTGGCTGCTACCATTTGGTTCCAGGCCAGTGACGGAGCCTTGTCTGCCCTCAATCTAAAATCCTCTACTACAATATGGTTCCGCTTTTGCCCCTTCATCATATTGAACAAGCGCTCAAATTCCTTAACTTCGTCTACCCAACCAATAGATACAGTTTCAACATATAAAATGTCTTTAGTAAATCCAGCCACCGCTACCCCGCTTGTACCACCGGGGTCAATAGCAACCACGGTCATACCATTAGGCCATTCTCCCGGTTTTATGTCAATAGTTATTTGGTGTGCCATCATAAAATTAACTCCGCATAACGTGCAGCAGTACCCCCAACCAAAGGAATATTTTTAACTGGTTGCCAATTAAAACTAACATTTAACAGGGTTCGGGCATCCTCTACAGTATTTAATTGTACCTTATTATGGTGTGCTATACAAATAGAACACCCACTATTACAAGGATAATCTGCATCTCTTGCATCAAATTCCGATGTGGGTTGTAAAGGAATATCATACCCCTTATCAGCTAAAGGTAAGCTGCGTATTCGATTGTACTCAATATAATTTCTAACGTTAACACTTCTTAATTGTGGTGGCTTTACCATTGGCAACCACATTGCTAAATGACTTTCGTACAAAGGTAAGTGCATCTCAGGGTTCTTTAGTACCAGGTCATAATAGTGTATATCCAGTACCGCCCGCCATAAGGGAGAAATTGAATTGTATTGATTAGGGGTATTGAAAGAATAAAAATATTCTTGTAAGTATGCCGGTAAAGTGCGCAGAAATTCGGGGTCATTTTGTAACTTTAGAATAGTTTGCATATTAAGTCCTGTTTGTTCTGTTATTACTCGCAAGGAGATGCTTTCAGGGTAATATTTTATAAGTAAGCTTCGCAAAAAATTTTTTCGTTGTTGCATAACTTCTTTGTTGGGTCTACCTTTACCACCCCTAGTTTTAAGAGGGGGATTATCTTGTGGAATATAAGGCACTATCCCATCAATATAAATACCAACCAACATATTCACCAACTCTTGTTTAGGATTGTGCATTAAATAATTTGTTAACCATACTTTATTCATAACTTACCCCACAATAAACTGTCTAATTTGTCTAACCCCCAATGAATTGTATCACTTACCATCAACCCCACTACCCATAACCACAGTTCTGTATGGGTATACCAGAGTACAAACACAAACAGAAATGGAATAAAGTAAACTAAACGGGTAAGTGTTCCCAATATTGGGGTGTGACTTATCCCCCGGTGAGGCATCACCTTACTATATGGCAACCAATACCATTGCCATAAAGTACTAACCAGCCTACCACAACCCCCACGCACCAAACGCATACTGGTGCAGCCCGTATCTACATCCAGGTCAGGGGTGAGAATTAACCCGGCCAAGCTACCACTTACCAAAGATAAGGTATAGGTTATGTCTTGTTCAAGATACACACAACCTATCCCCATCCCCACCCCCGCTACCCCGACAAAAAAATTATGTGTATTACCCGCAGGCATTTAACCTTCACTTGCTTCCAGAATATTTGCCGGAATAACTTTAGTATTCAAATGCACTATAATGCGAGCGCTATGTCGTGATGATTGTTTGCGAAAGACATACCAACAATGCCCGTCTAGTGCATCTGATACATTTAATACAATGTTATTCAGTTGTGCATACTCCACTATATTTTGCGCCAATTCTAAAGCCTGGTCAGTGTCCCAATCATCATGTAATGCCACGTCTAACCAAACATCAGTATTATATAATCGGTGAATTAATTCTGCTTGTGCAAACTGTGCATTTAACAAGGCTTCAAAGACATTCTTAAATTCCATTTCAATCCTCACTTTCCAAATTGATAACAGTTAATTTAATTAACTTCGGTGTTGGTGTAACTTTTAAGTTTTGTAGTACCCAATCTGATTGACCTTGTATTGGCGGCCCATCATCCCGACATACTATGATTGTCAGCACCACCACCACCAACCACAACACAACTACTACCTTATAATTAAATTGCATCAATCCCTGTCCCCCCAAGCTGGCAATTTGCTAATTTTAATGCGTCCATTATATTCGTCTATGTTTAGTTCAAATGGTACATTTACAGCAACAAGGTAGCCCAAATTGATTAGCCACTTAATAAAACGTACAGCATCAAATCTATCACGTATGGTAAACTCAGGATAATATTGTAAAAATTCTCCTCTAAGTGTTTCCACATTAAAACTTTTTTTAACTTTGACTACCCCATCAAAAACATAATCCTCATAATCCCCTGTTGTAACAGCCACTACATTACCTTTATAAAGTTTCATTGTATACCTCTTATTTTATTGACACACTTTCAGGCGCAAATTCCCAGTGTACCTGGGTACATTGCCTGTTAAACCTGACCACCATATCTATCAAAGCAGCCTGCAAGTTGGGCAGTTGTGCTACAGTAGGTAACAGGCACAACAAGTGTGACACCAACCTGCCCCCCTGTTTGCGTCCCCCTATACCAGGTGCTTCGATATTGCCCCCACATTGGGTGCAACTCAAGCTTGTGTTCCTTTTAATTTGTAGTACCTCACTTAAGTTATACCGTGTACCATCTCCGCTAATTAAGAACCTGCCCCGACCAGATACACCAGGGCCAAAAAAACTTCTCCAATCAAATTCTACCCGGTCAACAAATTGGCTATGTTGCGCTGCCAACTCTATCAGTTGTAAGTTCATCTGGTCAACCAGGCAACCAACAGAACAAAACGCCTGAATGTTTTTTGTAATGTAATGTACCTGTAAAGGCAACCGGCACACGCTGCATGTTGGCCTGGTATAGACTTGTTCAGGCCCCCCATAGGTAGACATTAAATGCACAAGAGCATCTTTATAGTACACCCCATCAAGGGCGCACGCAGTTAAAAATTTCTCATAAACATCATCGGGTATTCTCACACTCAATACTTTTGTCATTCACAACCATCCTGTAGAATTATTGTAACCCATAAAGATTAAACACAGATTAATTTGTCAACTCCAATTTATAGTCAGCAACTTTGCTAACATCGAACAGCCGTGCCTGCCCCCACCCATCGTATGAAATCCATAACGCTTTAACACTATCCAAAATAGAAGCACATCGGCCTAACTTTAATGGAGTACAAGGAGCCACCAACAACTTTAGCTCTGTGAATTGGGTAAACTTTCGCAATAACCCTACCTTCACAACAACTGATTGCCCATCCTGTACCACCATCGTGTACTTACTATCCTTCCATTGGGCAAGGGTTTCTCTCAAGGTTTTACCCGTGGTGTTGTCAAGTATTGCCTTGTTTATATCAACTCTATCTTTAACTTCGGCTTTGGTTTCAGCCTTAGCCTTAGCCTTAGCCTTAGCCTTAGCCTTAGCATCAATCTCGACTTGCAGACTTTCCCACAACTCCACTGCACTCTTTAACCTGTCTACATCAACCTGCAATTCCTTTTGTTTTTGAGGGGCAATCGCAATAGCTTGTAGTGTCGTTTGTAAGTGTTCCCTGGTGTATTCCAAAGAGTTTTGTAACCCGGCTACATGTTGTGCACCCTTGTGTTGATACTCAGTGCGCCCGGTCTGGTAATCATATCTACCTGTGTAATGTTCCAACGGTTTAGTGAGCTTGCTTTCCGCTACTTTCAACGCCCGGCGCAATTCTCTTAAACGGAAACAAATCTGCTGGACTTTTTGATGGGCACTGTCTATTAAGTCAGTGTAATATTTAAGTTGCCATTGCGCTGTAAGTAAATCTTCTATTGCTTTTTTGTGTTCACGTTTCATCTTACACTCCTGTTAAACTAAACTCGCACCACCCATGGTCATCAAAAGGTATCTGTTTATCATTTACTTCTGTAACCCATTCACCCTTAACAGATTTTACTATGAAACCCAGGTTTAACCGCTTGGCGAATTGGTTCATTCTACGTTTTGTAGTGACGGTATAATATCCCCCAGTAAATAGCACTATACTTTTGTCATCAGCATCATACTGGGCAATTAAGGTATTATATAACTTCATCGCTGTGATACTTCCTACAGTTAGACAATCTGTGTTTAACATCACTTGCTCCCCTTTATAATCTCGACCAATTGAATTTTAGCTGCCCGGAATTTTCCATCCGTATTGTACGGAATAACCACGTCTACTAAATCTTCCGGGTGAATATAACACTTCCAAACCTCTGAATTGGGAAACTCCTTG